CCGCATGTTCTCCGGACAACCGGCTGGAATCCATCAACGGAACCGCTCCCGTCGCGCCGGCCAACACGAACGGAAGCACGGCCACCAGAGCGGCTGCTGCAAAGAAATAATCAGAAAGGAGCAGAGAATCATGGGAAAGCATTATGAGAACCTGGAAGAAGCCATGTGCAAGGAGCTGGAGATGCTGGACAAGAAGTATACCAGCGAGTCCGGCGAGATGACCGTGCAGGACGTGGAGAAGGCTGACAAGCTGTACCACGCGCTGAAGTCCGCCGCCACCTATCACGCAATGAAGGACGCGGAAGAGTGGGACGAGGAGGAAGGCGAGTCCGGCGCACGCGGTCGGAACTATGACCTGTACGGCCGGAGCTACGCCCGGAGACGGGACAGCATGGGCCGATACAGCCGGGACATGGGGATGGACGGATACAGCGGACACTGGCCGATGATGTATCCCCAGTATCCCCGGGGCTACGATGAGCGGGATATGAGATACTGAGTTTGAAATTGGACCCACCTCTTTGCGGGGTGGGTCTTTTTTTGTGAAATACTGTTGACTTTTCAAATTCTTTATGCAATAATGTTAATGCAAAATGCATTATCAATTTTGAGAAGGGACGTGAACGGCGAGAGATGATTAAGAAAAAGAAGATGGATGTCAAGCGCGTCGCATTGTTGCTTCGCGAAAGGCGAATGACACAGGGTGAACTTGCACGGAGGATCGGAAAGACGGCGGCGAGCGTAAGCTATTACATGCGCAGCGAGCGGTTACCCAAGATTGAAGTTATCGAGGACATCGCGGACGCTCTCGGCGTGCAGATGGACGACATTGTCGAGGAAGAGAAGCCTGGCACCATGGTGCGCGTTGTGCTGGACGAGGGAGCCTTCCGGCCGGAAAGGGCCCACGCCGTTGACGCCGGACTTGACCTGTTCTCTCCGAAGAGTCTGCTGATTCCGGCTGGCGGTAGCGGAGTCATCGACACCGGTGTACACGTGGAGATTCCGAGAGGGTACGCCGGATTTCTGAAGAGCAAGAGCGGGCTGAACGTAAAGTACGACCTGACGGGAGAAGGGGTTGTGGACTGCGAGTATCAGGGCAGCGTGCGGGTGAAGTTGTACAACCACGGGAAGACGGGTTACCAGATTGAGCGCGGCGACAAGATTATCCAGATGGTGATTCTGCCAGTACTGCTGTGCGACGTCGAGGTGGTGGAGAAGTTCGACGGGACGACGGACAGGGGAACGGGCGGATTCGGGAGTACAGGCAGATGACGCAGTATTGCAGGTATTGTCAGCATTTCGTATGCGGAAACGGGGAATGGTGCGAGGCGAAACAGAAAGAAGTGACGGAAAAGTACGCCAAGCAGCCGAACCGATGCGGGGAATTTGAGCTGAATCCCATAGACGCGTACGGGGAGAATAAGAATGGATACCGGCCCAGGAAGCGGTCGGAAGCCAGCAGAAATCAGATCAGAATGGAGATGTGAAGATATGAAAAGGGGCATTTTTAGCCGGAAAGAGAAGCAGGACCGGTACTGCGGGAAGACGCGGGAAGAAGTGAAGGAGATTCTGTCCATTCTGTGTGCGATGCAGGATGACATCGCCATGACGGAAGAAGAGGACGAGGCGATGGAGATCGCGATTCAGGCGGTGGCGGACGTACGGAACCGGATGAAAAGGTGAGAGAGAAAGATGAGCAAAAGCGATGTATTGCCTCCGTGGTTCTGGCAACGAAAAGATCTGTACCGCGACGAAAACGGACAATGTTGGTATTTGGATATGTGTGGCAAAGTCGAATGTGGCAACGACCCATCTGACTGCGAACAATTTGACAACTTCTTCGATGGTGAATGCCTTGCAGACGAGATATTATTGTTTGATGATGCTTGATTCGTAATTAGAGGACTTTAACAGCTCAAGAAAGGAAGAGGAATATGACCAATAGAGAATGGCTGGCCACCTTATCGGATGAAGAGTTTTATGATTCTTTCAAGAGGGTCGAAAAGACGGAAGGGCTATGGTCTACAGACACCAGACGGTATATGATCGACTGGCTTGACGCGGAGCATACTTATACTCTGGAAGCAAAACCGGAGAAAGAGGCTTGGCCTATTACGGAGAAATAGGACGAGAATTAACATAAATAGGAGATGAAGAATGAGCTGTTGGATTAATGCTTTTGAAATTCCTATTGATCTGTATCAGCTTTGGATGAAACGGAGGAAAAATCATAGAAAAGCACGGTACAAAAGAAAACTTGAAAGAACTAAAAAAAGGTTGCTTTAGTTAAGGACATAAATGTCCTTGGCAAATAAAGCAAATGACCATTTAATTTAATTAGGAGGATAATATGCTTTTTACAGTTGACGCTGGTGAACTGATTGGGCTGGCTATTTTAGGGGGGCTATTATGCTATGGCCTGTATCTTATGTCAAAAGGGGAATAGGTTAAATAGGAGGTTACAGCCATGGAGAAAGTTGCAATCGAGTTCACGAAAGAAGAGTTCGACAAAATCATAGCTTATATGGATCAAATCAAGGCCGAAACTGTTCAGGATGCCATAGAACACGCTATTGATTTGTTGCTGGCTGTTGATTAAATAGGAGATATAAGGAGAAAAGAATGGACTTAGGAGCTTACGCGCAAATAGACTCTCTCGAAGAGATAATGCGCAAGAATAATATTTCTGTCCCCAGACTGCGTGGACTTCGGTTAATGTCAAAAGAAGAACCTGTCTCTCAGGCAGACATTGAAACCGAAGCAAAGTTTGTAGGTTTGTACATGTGCCAAGAAGCGTGCAGGTCTAACTTCAAATACAATCCGCGTGAGTTTACTTATTCGTCGTCAACTCGAAGACTGGTCCGCAAGTACCTTGTCTTTGACGGCCATCAACCTATAGACATCAACTGGGACAAAATTCACGGCAATAAACGTAAACTCTTTAAGTACTTTATGAAAACATCCAAACGCGAAGTCGAAAAGAACTTTGCAACTTTCAACAAGTACTGCGGCCGAAAAGATATTCTGTATATTCATGCGCGTATCGGCGGCGGTAACTGGCCTAACTATCGCGCCGAAGTCGAAACTCAGCCGTGGTTTATCGAAAAGGTAGACGATGCCTTTGACTCGACCTATTGCGATATCTATGCAAAGATAGAAGTTCTGGATGTTTGAAAGCATTTACGCTGAGTAAATTTAATAGGAGTATGAGCGATGAACAATATTGATGACATGCCACCGAAATGCCACGATTGCCCATGTTGTGAGATGTGCGAAGAACCGTATATATGCCCACTGCCGGGTTCGATGGAAAACGAAAAAGCAATAATCGAATTTCACGGCGATGATCTGAATATGATTCTTGAGTATAAGAAACAGTCAGGGGCAGTTGACATTAAGACTGCAATTATGAATGCAATCAGTATTGCACTGGACGACGAAGATTGGAAACCGGTTATTGTTACGATAGCTGAAGAGAAAAAAATGAGCATAGGCTGTGAAGTGGAAATGAACGAACGTGATTGGTGGTTACTGCTTGACAGCCGTATCAGAACGGCGGAGTCTAATGGTTTCAACTACTTTGCGCTTACAACCAATGAAGCCAGAAAAATTATAAAGTTATTGAAGGAGTCGGTTCAGACCGAAAAAGGGAGTTGATTGCAACGTACACGCTAATTTTTACTGTGATCGTATTTGCAGTTGCTTTAATTGGTGGATTTCTTACTGGGCAAAATTTTCCTAAAAATAAGTAACTTAAATAGGAGTTTAAAGGAGAAAAATAGATGGAAGTAAATGTTTGCGGAATAAAACACGAAATCGTTGAGTGTGAGGATGGCTTTAATTCAGATGCTACTCATTTCGGACAAATTGACTATTTGAAGTGTGTAATAAAAGTAAATAAAGATATGCACGAAGATATGAAACGCGAAGCGATCTGTCATGAAATGGTGCATGGCATGCTTACGCATCTCGGATACTACGAACAAACGCAAAATGAGAATTTTGTGCAAGCACTCGCAAACGCAATACTTCAAGGCTTTGATATCAAACCTGTTTAAATTAGGATTTAAACGATTTAACACTAAAAGAAATATCAGAGATTATAGCAAAAGAACAGGTTCGATACGAACTACATATTGAGCCGACTGAGTATGGTGGTAGCAACACTACAGTAACGATTGAACCGTGGGAACAGTTTGACCATAAATGTCCATATGGTACACCAGTAGTTTATGTTAAAGGTAATCAAGATAGGCGGTGAAGTGGAATGACATTAGGTGAATTGGCTGATTACGCAAAATCACAGTTTACACTCACTAAAACCAAAGTTTCAGATTGGCGTCCTGCGGGTGATATGTATGTTGATGACATTTGCTTTCCGTTTGTGGCAGAAGGAAAAGATTGGGTTAGCATACCAAACGGGATACGATTCTGGCTTGAAAATGGTGATTCGATCATTTATGTCAAAAACAAAAAGTGCGGTGAAATGTGATGATTGACAGGGAAAATGTTATCAAATGGCTGGAAAGTCAACTCGATGATTTGCAGAAATATGCTGACGCAGATGAAGTGGTTACACTGACTCAATGCCAGGCAAAAGATATCGTTGCTCTATTGAAAAGGCAGGAAGCTGTTGATAATAACACTGGCGAATGGAAGAATGGACATTGTTCATGTTGCGGAGAAGATATAGCAAGCATGTTAGATACATGGACAAATGTGCAGAATTTTCTATTTTGTCCTAACTGCGGTGCGAAAATGGAAGAGTAGGTGAAATGGAATGACCGATCGGGAGAAGGTCAAAAAAGGGCTGCAATGCCTTGCACAAAAACAAGTGCCAATGGCAAACCCGTGTAAGGATTGCGGATATAGTGACCGTCCGAATTACGCTATATGCGTAAAAGACATATCCTCTGATGCTTTGGAACTGCTGAAAGAGCAGGAAGCCGTACCGGTTATACAGCGCGAAGTTATGCATATGCTGGTCTAGTGCTGCGGTTCGTGCGGCGTAGCAATAACAGATGGAGATAAATTCTGCAGGATGTGCGGAAAGCAGGTGAAGTGGGAATGACGATTGAAACATTAATCGAAAAATTACAAGAGGACATTTCTTGGCTTGGCTACAATGAAACCGAAAGAGAAATTATAGAACATATAAAATGCGCCATAAAACTGTTGAAAGAGCAGGAACCAAAGCAAGTTTTATCTTTGGCAGATTCTATCGAAGGAATGAATGTAGGATACTGCCCATCTTGCGGGAAAGGTATTGCGAACAAAATGAGTACTCCAACAAAGTTTTGCAGATATTGCTGACAGGCGGTGAAGTGGAATGGATATTGATAAATTGCTAAGCATAGCATTGTGGATTATAATACCTATTGTTGTTTTACTTATTATTTGTGGGACAAGCGTTGCTGTTTGTCTTTGCCTAAATTTGTTCTTTGGAATAAATGCCTTTAGATTGCCATAAAGGTGGTGAAGGAAATGCCTGACCGGGACAAAGTGATTCAGCATTTCAAAGATGCAATCGAAGCATCTGGAAACAACAATAAGTGGCGTTTTGTAAGGTTGGACATTATTGAAGACGCCATTACCATGCTGAAAGAGCAGGAAGACCTTGGGGCAGAACTGACGAATGCTGTAGATCTGATTCACAAGAAGAATGACCGGATTAAGGAACTGCTGAAAGAGCAGGAAACCTATGACACAGGAGAATCCAGAATCTTTCAGTGTGAAAAATGCGGGTATGGTATTGAAGATATCTTCATAAATAACGAGCATGACTATCCAATCATTCCTGTATACTGTCCGAATTGCGGAAGGCTGGTGAAGCAGTATGAGTGACAGGCCAGAAAAGCGGAAGGTCGAGTTTATCGAATCATACTGGACGGGCGGCGAATTGGGATCGGACTACATTTGGAATGACAATCACGGGGAACTGATCAGATGCAAGGATTGCAAGCATCACAGAAGAGGCACATGCTCGGCTGAGGCGGGAATGGCATATCCGACACCGGACGATTGGTTCTGTGCGGACGGGGAACGCGAGGAGGGTCGGTGATATAAAAAATGAGTGCACCGGTTTATAAATGGATTATCGTCTATGAAGGTGGATACACGGAAGAGAAAATTGGAACATGCCCTTATGATTTTGCTGACGATATCGTTGATGTCCCTATTGCAATTATAAGAGAAGGATGGTGGCGTGAGAATGAGATTGATTGATGCAGATGCTTTCGACAAGATGCTGATAGAAGCGCAATCGAAGTGCAAAAAAATCGGCGGCAATTTCCGATTTGGTGTGCTGGGGAATGTCAGAGCTAATCTTGCCTTATTTCCTACGGTAGACCGTCCAGAGATCGTCAGATGCAAGGATTGTAAATATTACGGTTGTTTCCGTGCTTGGCGAAGGAAAGGAGATTTATTTTCCCGGAAACCAAACACAAGAAATCACAGATTCATTCGGCTGTATTCATTGAAGAAGGCCGGTGAAGGGGAATGAAAGAGTACATCATCAAAGTTGACGATGACAAAACCGATATCATGGGCGGTCACCCGCTGCTGGAAAAACCACAAGAGCTGATCCGGTGCGCTGATTGTATCCATTGGATTCCAGGGACGATTACCGACAAAGACGATTTTATCCAGCCAAGATGCAAACGCAACGGCGGCGGGTGGTCAGCCGATGAGTTTTGCTCGAGTGCCGAGAAGAAAGAGGGGAACGCATGAGCGGAGGAAGACTGGATTATTTTTACAGTCAGCTGGAGGAACATTCCGGAGATTTTATGGATAAGGAGCTAGACGATCTTGTAAAAGACCTCGCAACGCTTTTCTATGCTCGCGAATGGTATCTGTCTGGCGACACGAACGAGGGGTCGTGGCGGGAAGCGCGTGACGCCTTTAAAAAGAAATGGTTTAAAGACGGTGCTCGGCAGGAACGGATTGAAAAGTACTTGAGCGAATTAAAAGAGGAACTGCTGGACAGCCTTGGACTATCAGAAGCGTACTGTCGAAATTGCAAGCATTGGACACCGGAAAAGGACGGACCATACGGAGAATGCGATGTAGGGAACGGCTGTCTGTGGCACCGGAGTGAGCAGTGCAAGAAATTCGAACGTGGTGATGCAAAGTGAAATGAGCAATTTCCAAGATTTTCAGTTATTTCAGGTCACTGTCCGCTAACAACACGCTAACAACAATGAGGCGTGGAAGCGTTGAAAATAAACACTTCTCGCTTGAATGGGGTTCAAGAGGTCGTGAGTTCGAATCTCACCACCCAGACTTCCCGGAAGCTAAGGAAATCAAGGCTTCCGGGATTTTTTATGCCCTCGGAAAATGAGACAAAAATCACGGAAAATGATGGAAAATCACGGTCTACTAACAACACTACTAACAACACTTTTCCAAAGAAAAAGCACGATGTTCGTGCAACTTTATTTTCTCCGAAAAAATTTTTTCTGAACTCGTTTCCGTAAAAAACCAGCTGACGTATCGTGCTTGAGTGAATTTCAAACAAGATATCTCCTTCTCCGTCCGTTTACTCCATTGAGACGGCGACGGCGAGCAGGTCGTCCATGTCCGTGGACTGGTAGTGGTCGCGAGTGAAGGCGTAGTTCGTGTGACCCATCAGGCCTGCCTTCGCTTTGTCGCTGCCCTCTGCGGCCTTCAACTTGTCGCTGTAGGTGTGCCTGGCACAGTACGGAACCTTGCCTTCCGCAATGCCAAGACGGGCCATCATGGGCTTGAAAACGCTTTCCCGGAAGTACGCATCCGACATTTGGCTGAAGCCGATGAGGATGTCCTTTCCCTTCTTCCAGACATAACGCGGGAAAAGCAGGTCTGTTCCGGGAACCCAGAGCCGGGAACGAACAATGTCGAGTATTTGCGGAGGAATGACCACGATCCTGTCCCTGCCCGCTTCGGTTTTGCTTCCGTTGACCAGAACCTCAATGCCGTCAATGATCTTGTAGTGCTCTTTCCGCAAGGACAGGAACTCGCCAGGACGGAAGCCAAGATAGCATAAACAGACCACATATGAAGCGTACCGCTCCCTTGGTATGGCGTTCACGATGACGGCCAGTTCTTTTTCTGTGATCGGCTCCCGCTGGATCGTCGCATGCTTTCCAACAAACAGGTGACCCGTGACGTCTTTGTCAAGGATGTTCTTGTCCAGCGCGTAGGCCCAGAGCAGCCCGGCTACCACCTTCATGTTTTCATGGGTGCGCTTCCCGGCCTTACAGGCGTCCATGCAGGATTGAAGGTCGGCTGCTGTGATGAGGTCAATGTACTTCGTGTGGAGCGATGAGAAGTGCTTATATGCAGAAAGATAATTGACCATCGTGGACGCACCGACACGGGGAGAATAGTACGGTTCCCATTCATCGTAAAGATTCTGGAGCGTGTACCGGGATGGGCGCTTTTTCTCTTTTTTCGCGCTCAGGAAAAGCGTGGCGCAGTAATTGATGGCTTCCTTCTTTGTAGCGAAACCGTCCTTTGTGCGCCAGTCCGGGATCTTGTGGGTGCCGTCACGAGAGAGCTTCCACCCTACAATGACGCGGGCCTGCCAGTACTTTCCGCGCAGGACAGCCGTGCCGGTTCCGTTTGCTCTGGTGCGGGACTTTCTGGCTTTCTTTTCCTCACTCATACTCCACATACCCTTCATCAAAGAGCTGGCCGGAGGTGATGTGCTTCATCTCGTGACGGTAGGTCTTCCGCTGCTGCTCCTTCGACAGACGGGAGTTCAGGACAATGCATGGCTCGTAATCCACGCCGAGACAGCAGAAGCCGCGAATCTTTTCCGGAAGGTCCTGAAGGATAACTGGGACTTCATTCATCTGGCATCCTTCCTTTGGCGATGTTTTTCAGAATGGCGTTGACCGGGCGCAGGTCATCAGGAGAAAGGGTCTTGACCACGTCGAAAAGCGTACGGTACTCCTGATCCTGATGCATCAGATCAATGATGGTGTACGACAACTCTGCATCGCCTGGTTCTTCGTCCGACATCAGGTAACTGACAGGGACATTATAGAAATCCGCGAGGAGTTTCAGGTTCTTCCGGGACGGCGTTCGAATGCCGAGCTCGTATTGTCCGGCCGTGGTTTGGGCGATTTTTCCGCCGAGCGCGTCGGACAGCTCCTTCTGGGTCAGGCCCCTTGATTTTCTCAGGTTGTACAAGGCTTTTCCGATGGACATTTGGTGCGGCCTCCTCTCATAGAAATACGGCTAACGCGTTCTGCATTTATAATAACTCAAATATGACGAAAAATCAACTATTTTTTAACTGATTCTTAACAGAAAAGGTATTGAAAATAATGCAAAATGCATATATAATAGCACCATCAACCGACGGGAGGTGAAAACAGGGAATGCAGCGATACGACGCGGTGGAAGTCGGAAGACGGCTGAGGGAAATGCGAGGGATCCGGACGCGCATCGGCGTGTCAAAGGAGACCGGAATCGGCCTGTCCGCCTTGCAGGGATATGAGCAGGGACGGCGAACGCCCGACCCGGATACGATGATCATCCTTGCGAACTACTACAACACCAGCGTCCAGCATCTTTTTTTTGACCAGTGGTAAGGCAAAAAGCATTATGACAAACGCAGGAGGAAAAAACGAACGATGGCAGATACGAAGACGCTGTACAAGATGATGCGGGCGATGGAGACAGCTGAACGAGGGAAGCAGCTTCTGGAAGCTACGCGAGACGACCTGGAGGATATCACGGGGGACATCGGGGACGCGATGTGCGAGATGCTGTACGGGGAACCGACAGACCAGAACGTCACCGATTTCCTGAAGGTGGCGCACACGGACAAATCGACCATGTGGAAGGTGGCCCAACTTCTGCGACAGGCAAAAAAGGCGAAGCTTCCTGCCCCGAAGTTTCTGACGGACGCGGAGAAAGCCACGGCGCACATTGGGTACGAATTCATCGAAAAGCCGAGCCGGACAAGCCCGGACGGGCACGAGGCCGAGCGCACCATCGAGCGGCTGCGGCAGACGCTGGAGGCGCGGGAGAAGGAACTGAGTGAATGCGCTGACCAGCTTTGCCAGAAGTGCGAAAGGTACACGTGCAACGAGTGCAGGTGGGCGGAAACGAGAAAGGGGATCTTCGAGTGACGCTGGAGCAGATGAGAAAGCTGGACCGGGAACGGATCACCGTGAAGGAAGCCGCCGAAATTCTCGGGTGCAGTCCTCAGCGGCTCCGGGACGGGCTGGACATCGACGAGGAGCGGCCCGTGGACATGCGGCGGTACCTGTTTCCACACTGCAAGGTTGGGAACCGGCACTGCATCATGCGGGAAGGGTTCCTGCGGTGGGTGGATGGGACGATGCTGACGCCAGATCTGAAGGCGGAATGACAGGGCAGGCGAGGCGAGTTATGGCGTGGCTGGGCGTGTCGGGTCATGGCGTGGCATGGAACACACTGGAAAGGAGGGGTGCGGATTGTGGGTAAAAGAAAAGAGCCTGTAAGCGAGGGCAACCGCTTCAGGCTCAACACCACGGGGTGGTGATGTAAAAGTACGAGAGTATTGTAAAACAAACGGATCAAAAAGTCAAGGAGGAACCATGGTACAACTGAAAGCAATGTGGGAACCCGGATGGAGCGGTTTCTTTAAGAACAAGGACCCGCAGGCGATTGCGGATGAGATTTACTCCATCAGCGATGAGCCCACAAGTCAGCAGATTGTTGACAAGGCGAGAGACGAGAACACTGAGTTGCACGACCTTTTTGAGTGGCGGGATGATGTTGCGGCTGAACAGTGGCGGAAGGAACAGGCAAACAACATTCTCCGCAAGCTGAAGGTCACCATCATCCCGGACGAACGGCCTGCGCCGGGCACGATGACCAGCATTCCCGTGACGCCCATAACCGCGAGGATGTTCTACGGGGATCCTGAGAAGACCAGCGGGTTTGTCAGCGTGATGAAGGTCATGAACAACGAAGACACCTACAACGCGCTGCTGAAGCGGGCCAAGGATGAGCTGCTGTCCTACGAGCATAAGTACAGCATGCTGACTGAACTGAAGCCGGTATTCCAGGCGATCCACGATATTCTGTAAAGGTTCAGCGGCGTTGGTACGGTCGAGGGCTTGCCCCTCGGAGAATATGTCAAAACACCCAAGAAACGCGAAGGACTGTGCATGACCATACGCGACATTATAAAACACCGCAATACAGAACAGCGCAAGCCTTCCACCGTGCCAACGCAGCAGAGGAAAATACAGGACCATAAAACACACTAATACACAGCACCTTGTAAACTGAATAATCCCTGCCGATTCCAGCGAGGGCGCAGCTCTCGAAAAGGACATATCAGGAATGGACAAGACGAGTCCAGGACAGCAGACTACAAATCAGCGAAATTCAGGACTGCACACTACAGAACAATATCTTTTTCTGAAGTTTGCGCTTTCGCTGGAGTCGGCAGGGGAAACTCCATCGGTTCTGGCGGGAGCGTGGATAACGCGTCCCAGCACTTGTCATAACATCACAAGACAGGACTGTACTCAACAGCACAAGACATTAATTCACGTTCCTACCAGAGCCGATGGAGCACGAACAAACAACTATTTCCGCCAGCCTTGTTGAGGGCGTGGATAACACGGCCTCAGCTTATGTTCAAACGCCATAGAATAAAATGGTACACGACAGGTCATGACAAAAAAGCGTCAGCACCTATCATGACAGATCACGACAAATTAGCACAGAACACAACAATGCAATTCACGTTCTCAACCAGGCTGGCGGGTCATACGAAGAAAGGAAGAAATACGAACTATGAAAAAGAACGCTAATGAAGTCGTCATCGTCACTCCTGAAAGCAAGATTCAGCATGCCACCATCCGCATCGTCGGGGACAGTGACCTGATCCTGAACAAGATGAACGCACGGAACACGCGGATGCTGATGGCTCCGGACCGGAAGGCAGTACGTGAACAGCCGAACCTGTGGGAGGACCTGATTACCTCCATCCACTGGCAGGATCCACTGCCCATGAAGGATACCTACACGGAAAGCGACGAAGCCATGATGGCGCGGCTGCTGAACGAGAACAAGCCCTGCATCAAGGCGTTCGGGCTGAAGAAGAGCTTCGGGCAGACTGTGGTGCGGCTGGGGATTGACAAGTACTCCACGAGTTTCGACGCCAGCCTGAACATTGCCGGGAACGGACTGGTTCCGGTGCAGTTTTCCGGGTGGGCGTACCGGGAGCAGTTGATGAGCCCGAAGCGTGGAGCACCCATCGTTGTGGCGCTGAACCACTTCATGGGATGGGAAGCCACCTTCACGATTGACTACCTGGACGGCGTGTACAGCCGTGACAAGCTGGTCGAAATTATCAACATGGCTGGGTTTTCCATTGGCATCGGAAGCGGCCGGACGAGCGGATACGGGCGGTACCACGTTGCGGACGTGATCGCGACGGGGAAGGTGAGCGAGGAATGAGCCGGAACTACGTGAAGTTGTGCGGTATGTTCCGCAGGTTCAAGGGCGCCATGTACGTCGATACGCCGGAGCATGTGGCGGACGATTATCTGGTGAACATGGGGTTCCCGATTAAGTTCGGGACGGACATGGCGAAGGAAGGATGCCCGTACGTGATCTGCTTCGCTTATTTCAAGAAGGAGCATCTGTCAGACTTTGAGCTGGCGATGAAACGGATGGTGCGGGAGATGGAAGTGCTGGGGCACGATGACTACGGCGAGCAGTGCGCGGAACTTTTCCGGGAGCTGGGCGTCGAAGCGGAATGACATTTCCAGGGGACGGTACGCGGGAACAGGAAGACCGGGCATGACGGCTTATCACTCTCCTTGACGGCCGCGTGGCTCTGGACACGTCCACCGGGCGGGAGTTTTTACTGGTGGTTTTCCTCCCGAAGCCGGAATGGACGGGGCGTGAACAGCGAAGCCGCGCCGTACCGCCCCCGATTTTTACAGCGGGGAGATACATGATGATGAAGAAGATAGTGGCCGGGCTGATGATTCTGACGGTGATGATGACAATGATGTTGGCAGCCTCGGCAGAGGATGGCATGGTGTACGTGCTGTGCAATCCGGAAAGCTACGTAAATATCCGGGAGAATCCGAGCAAAAAGGCCAAACTGGCCGGGTACGCATACTGCGGGGACGATTTCCGGACGGACGGGGTCATCCGGAGCGGGTTCATCCACGTGTTTGCCGGGACGGAGACCGGGGAAGGATGGATCAGCACCGGGTTCATCGTGTACAGCCAGCCGGAGCACGTCGGGGAAACCTGGGTCGTGGAGAGCAACGGCCGGGTGGCGGCGAGAAGCACCGTCGGCGGGAAGCGGAACCGGTGGCTGAAGAATGGCAAGGAGGTTCAGGTGTACTACGTGGCGGAGGTGGCGGTGACAAACTACGGATTCGTGGACGCGGAATACCTGAGCCCGATGGAGTGATTTTTTGTGGGGGCTGGTAACGCAAAATGCGTTAAATTTATTACGGGAGATGAGGACTTGTGCCGAAGAAAGCGCCGTTCGAGCTGCCTGACAAGGACTGCGAACGGCTGACCAGGACAGAGATGCACAGCGTCATCGTGATTATGGTGCTGGCGAGCGACCTGCACTTCGCGAAGGAGGACCTGAAGAAGCGGCTTCAGAGCGTGCCATCCGGGATGGAACGGATGAACATGGTGCTGGGGCAGATTGACAGCCTTTTCCGGGACATCATCGGGACGGTGAGCAACAAGCAGCGGAAACAGATCCGGAACCAGGCAAGGGACACGGTCATGAAGCAGGTTCCGAAACTGAGCGCGAGCGGGCAGAACGTGATGGTGCATGTGGACGAGATCAAGGAGCTTGTGGAGTGTGCCAGGGAAAAGTGCCGGATGTGCGTCATGGACAACGAGGAATGCCGGGAGTGCAGACTGTACCAGTGGCTTGAGGGCAACATCCCGCTGGATGACTACGGGGACGGGCTGATCTGCCCGTACGCGGAGGAGGAGTGGGGCGTATGAAGCGACCGAAGGTGCCATGCAGGGACTGCGACCGGCGGACGATGACCTGCCACGGTGTGTGCAGGGAATACAAGGAATTTCAGAAAGCGAACGAGGCCTTCAACGCCGAGACACGGGAAGCAAAGGAAGACTACCTGAAGTTTCCGCCCAGGGTGAGGGCGATTCAACGGGCGATAGAGTACAGCAGGAGGAAAAAATGACGGAAGAAAGATTAGACCCGTATCAGGAGCAGGTACGGTACTGCGAGGAGAACGGACTGCCGGTGTTCATCAGCGAAAGCTGCCGGTGCCCCAGGTGCTACGGAAACCTGTTCGGCGAGGGCGGAATCCGGCCGGAGCGCGCCGGGGAGATGCTGATTACGTCCTGTCCGAGATGCAACGCGAGTTTCTGCGACTGAGGGGTGAGGATATGTGCTACGCGATTGTGAACGGGATCGGGCAGAACAAGTTCTACCTGACCGGGATTGAAAAGGGATACTGCATGGACTGGGACTATGACGCGCAGGGGAAGGTGATCCGGAAGGTGGAGCGGGTGCCTGTGCGGGAAAAAGGCCGGGAGAAGGGGCTCCAGATTGTGGGGAAGTACATGAAGGACCCAGGACGGGCGATGCGATTCCAGAGCCGGGAGACGGCAGAGAAGAAGATTCAGGAATATCCGGTGCTGAGGTTCTGCCGGGTGGAGGAGGTGGAATGGTGAATGCCGCTGACTCACCTGAGCCTCTTCAGCGGAATAGGCGGGTTGGACTTGGCTGCGGAGATGGCCGGATTCAAGACGGTGGGCCAATGCGAATGGGCAGACTTCCAAACAAAGGTACTCGAAAAGCACTGGCCGGACGTTCCGAGGTGGCAGGACATCAGAACTCTTACTGGAGACAACTTTTATGAAAGAACAGGCTTGCGAACAGTTGACGTTATTTCCGGAGGATTTCCTTGTCAGCCTTTCTCCGTTGCCGGGAAGCACGGAGGCAAGGATGATGACCGTTACTTCTGGCCGGAAATGCTCAGGGTTATACGCGAACTCAGGCCCACTTGGGTCATTGGTGAAAATGTGCCTGGAATCGTCAATATGGCACTCGACCAGGTGCTTTCTGACCTGGAAGACGAAGGTTACTCCGCTCAACCGTTTATTATTCCGGCTTGCGGTGTCGATGCCCCGCACAAGAGAGAGCGAGTGTGCATTGTGGCCTACGCCGTCAACAGGAGCGGCCCTGTGTGCCGGAACTGGGAACTTCCAGACTCTGATGCGGATGAAGGAAAAGGGGATGATCTCCGAGGAGGAACGCAGGAACCTGTCACAGGGAAACGGTGGGATGACGAATCCGCAACTTCTGGAATGGCTGATGGGGTACACGAAGGAGTTCACAGGGCTGGTCCCGACGCCGATAGCAACGGATTACAAGGGCGGATGTACAAAACGGTATCCGGGGGGGGGTCAAATACGACAAAGTCCTGAGAAGCCTTCTGGAAGCCACTCCCCGTGGGAGAATTGGCCCGATGAACCCGGAATTCCTCGAATACTTGATGGGGTACCCAATCGGGTGGACAGAATTAAATCGTTAGGGAACGCGGTAGTTCCGCAACAGTTCTACATTTTCTTCAAATTGATTGCTGACATCGAGGAGACAGAAAGACAGTGAGCTTAAAAGAGATATTCACGAGTATGTTTGGAAGAGAGATTAAGCTGAAGCATGTGCTGAAGCAGCTTCCGGATGACGAGCGGATTGTGGTGTTTGCGTACGACGATGGACCGGACGCCTACAACATGGATGACGCGCTGTTTTACGGGAACGTGGAGCAGTACAAGCGGGAAAAGGACAAGATTGGATACAGGAAGCCCGTGCTGGGGATGAACGTACGGAACGGGGCCATCATGATTGTGGTGGAGATGTGAGGTGAGCGAATGAAACAGCAGGAAACGCCGGTGTCCGGGTTTTATCATGTGCGGATTGTACAGGACGATGACAACCCCATCTACAAGCACATTTACCTGGACGGACGGGAGATTGTCGGCGTAACGGGTGTGGACATCCGGATGCGGCCCGACGAGCTTACGTCTGTGGCCATGACGCTGACCGCACGCTCTGTGGAGATTGAGACGGACGCGAACCTTACCGTCAACCCGGAGGACGTCCTGGCGCATGGAATCGAGTGTCTGAACCTGTCCACGAGAGCATACAACGCCCTCAGGCGTGCCGGGAAGCGCACGGTCAAGGAAGTGGCTGAGGCGTACGTGAGCGGTGAACTGAGGGAATTCAGGCTGGTCGGGAACAGAACCTATGACGAGATTCGGGAACGGCTGATTGAACGTTTCGTGGTAAAGGAGTGATGCTGATTGATCTGGTATTTTCTGGCGGGATGGGTCGCCGGAGTCGTGGGACTGTGGATGTTGCTGAAATGGTGGGGAAAGCGAATGACGGAAAGAACGTGTTTGCGCGGAGAGGAGGATGACGATGAGCAACGCTAACGCACGAGTGGAAACTTGGAACGGCGACGTTCTTTTTCTGGACGTAACGGATTTGTCGATTGAAGACAGCCCCTTTTATGGTGGCAAAAAAGCGACGTTGCACGGATATATCAGAGAATCGCAGTCTAAACAGCAACATGCAGGACAGAACGTCTCTACCTATCAGGCTGAGAAGGTGGTCTTCAACTATCCGGCGACGGTGGTGTACTGGAGCGACGGAACCAAGACCGTTGTGAAGCACAAGAAAGGGGACGAGGGATATGACCGCATGACGGGGCTGGCGCTGTGCTACATGAAGAAAGCCCTGGGAGACGACACGAAAGCGTTCCACAGGGCGCTGAAGGTTGCGTGGAATCATGACGACGAAAACGGCGCCGTTACGAGGCTTCTTCGGAAACATAAGAACGCTATCTGTGAACACTTTTTCAGCATAGATGGTTGCTGCCCGATTATGGGATGCCCTTGTGATGATTGCCCGTACTGTGGCAAACAGGACTGCACGGAAAAGCTTAAGCAGGAATACAAAAGACTGAAAAGGAGAATCTGATATGACGGAACAGGAGTACAACGCGGCGGAGGGCATCCGGCGAAGCGATCTGTGGCTGATGAGTGAGAGCGCGGAAAAATTCCGGTGGCATATGGACAACCCGGAGGACGAGGGGGCAAAGAGCCCGGCGCTGCTGTTCGGGAGCGCGTGCCACAAGATGGTGCTGGAACCGGAAAGCTGGGACGAGGAATATGCCGTTGCTCCCAGCGTGGACGGGCGGACAAAGGCCGGGAAGGAAGCCATGGAGCAGTTCCGGGCAGAGAACGCCGCGAAGGTTGCGGTGTCTGCCGGGGACTTCCAGACGATGGCAGAGATGGCAAAGAAGCTGATGGCGACGCCACTGGCCGCCAGGATGATCGCCGGGAAACATGAGAAGCCGTTTTTCTGGGCGGACCCGGAGACAGGGGAAAGGTGCAAGTGCAAGGCGGATGTGGTGAAACGGGTAGATGGGCGGGTGCTGATTGTGGACTACAAGACGACCAGCGATGCCCGGACGGAAGTTTTCAATCAGCACATTTTCCGTCTGGGGTACCACGTGCAGGCGGCGATGTACACAGAGGGAGCACAGATTGCTCTGGGGCTGGAGAAAAGGCCGACGTTCTTCTTCGTGGCGCAGGAAAAGAAGGCTCCGTACAGCGTGAACGTGATTGAGGTTGGCGAGGACGTGATGCGGTACGGGGACAGCGTGTATCACGAGCTGATGCGGAAGTATCACGAGTGCAGGGAGGTGGATATCTGGCCGGGGCTGGTGGACGATGTGCCGAATGAGGCGACGCTGCCGGGGTGGATTGAGATGGGAGAGGAAGAAATTTGAGCGAGCAGATGCGGATGTTTCAGGACAGCTATCCGCAGTACCGCCGAAAGCACGGTGAGGACCGGGCTCTTTTCTCTTCCGCGTCCTGCGAATATGAGACGCCGCAATGGCTGTTTGACCAGCTGGACAAGGAGTTTCACTTCGCGCTGGATGTGTGCAGCACGGACGAAAACGCAAAGTGTGAAAAGCATTTTACGGTACGGGATGACGGGCTGGCGCGGGACTGGGGACGTGAGACTGTGTGGTGCAATCCTCCGTACGGAAGGGGCATTATCGACTGGGTTCGGAAATGTTACCTCCACGCAACTGGGGGGGGGTACTGCCGTGATGCTGGTTCCAGCCAGGACGGATACGGAATGGTTTCATGAGTATGTTTATGGGAAGGCGGAGGTGAGGTTTTTGCGTGGAAGACTGAAGTTCGGAGACGCAAAGATGAACGCGCCGTTTCCAAGTATGGTTGTGGTGTTTAAGGAGGGCAGGAAGTAATGCCTGAGAAATGGGTGTTGCGGCAGTACCAGAGTCTGCCGCTGAGAGCCAAGATCGGGATGACGGAAGCGCGGATTATTGAGTGGTATGACCACTTCAACGGAGACGTGTGCGTTTCCTTTTCCGGCGGGAAAGACAGCACCGTGCTGGCACATCTGGTGCATGAGTACTATCCGGAAGTACCACTGGTGTTTGCCAACACCGGACTGGAATATCCGGAGATTCAGGCGTTTGCCAGAAAGATGGGCGCTGAGTTTGTCCGACCGAAGATGAGTTTCTCTGAGGTCATCAGCACGTACGGGTATCCAATCATCAGCAAGGAAAACGCTGAGGCGATCTACTATGCCAGAAGAGTAAGAAACAGACCAAAGTCTGATCTGGGGGGGGGGACAGAGAGACTCAGCGCAGGAGGGGCAACCTACAACCGTCCGGAAACGTAATGAACTCAACGGTTCAAGGCAATTCTTGGGGGGTGGAAACCAGAAAGAACAAAGCGATGACAAGCGCCGAAAGTACAAGGAATGGCGTAACTGGAGACGGGAATCAATTCTTGGCTCCGGATACTTCGCGAAAGACACCAAGAGTCTTTTTAACAAGGAAAAGTGGCTTCCGCTTTGCAGGGATACCCAGTTCAAGATCAGTCATATGTGCTGCTCCGTGATGAAGAAAGGGCCAATGGGCATTTATCAGCGGAAGACGAAGCGGTATCCGTATATCGGGACGCTGACGGAGGAAAGCAAACTGCGGGAACAAGCCTGGATTCGGCACGGGTGCAACGCATGGGATGGCACGCACAAGACCAGCCAGCCAATGAGCTTCTGGTCCGAGCAGGACGTGCTTCATTACATCCTGGAGGAAGGACTTGAGATTGCCAGCGTATACGGGGATATCGTGGCAGTAGACCGCAACGGGATGGAATATGAGCCGAACCTGATGTGCTGCGATACGCTGAAATGCTCCGGATGTCAGCGGACTGGATGCATTTTCTGTGGATTCGGGGTTCATCTGGAAAAAGGTGAGACGCGTTTTCAGGCACTGGCGAGGACACATCCGAGACAGTACGAGTACTGCATTGGCGGTGGGCAATGGGTGGATAATCCGGAATACGATCCCGCCGCGCCAGAATATGACGGTGAGTGGAAGAACTGGAACCCGAAGAAGATTTGGGTTCCGAGCAAAGAGGGGCTTGGCATGAAACACGTATTTGATGAGTGCAATCAGATTTACGGGAAAGATTTTATCCGGTATGAGTGAGGAGATGAAAGAATGATTACGAAGGAACTTCAGAACATGAAGCCCATGAGTGGGAAAGAAAGGCTGGGGGCCTGGCGAGACAGCGAGTACATGGGCGCCGAGGACATCGAGCAGGGCACAGAGCCGGTGCTGACCATCAAGGCGCTGTACAACGGGATGATCACCCTGGCGCGGGGAAAGGAGCGGCATGACGTCATCGCGTTTGTGGAGGAATCCGTGCCGGGGAGCATCAACCAGGTGCGGCCACTGGTGGTCAATTCCACGAACCGGAAGACGCTGCGGAAGCTGTACAAGAGCACGTCCGCCGAGGCGCTGGTAGGGAAACAGATTCAGCTTTTTCTTCAGCCTGGGGTGCGGGATCCAAGCACCGGGGACAAGGTGGACGGCATCCGCATCCGGGACAAGGTCCCGACAGGAAAGAAGTACGAGGCTCCGAAGTGCGAGAACTGCGGGAAAGCCATCACCGGACTGAGCGGGTTCACGCCGGAGCAGATCGCCGCAACCAACAAGCAGAGGTACGGGATGTGCCTGTGCGTAGAGTGCGGGAAGAAACGGAAGGAAGAGATGGACGCGGAGAAGGCGGCGCAGGCGCAGGCCAAGGATGACGCCAAGAAGGCCGCAGACGACGCCATCATGGCGGCATTGCAGGGGGAGTGAAGATGACATTGCCATCTGAGTTGCAACATGTTGTGCCGGTTCTTGGCGCTTTTCTGCTGATCGCTGTTGTGGTTTTGATTGTCTGGAGGTGTTCATAATGAAAAGGAAAACGAAAGTGGTTGTTCTGATCTGTCTGTTGCTGTTGTGCGTCGCGCTGTTCGCCGGATGCGAGTACAAGACCGGAAACAGGATCACGGGCGGGAAGGACGTACAGACCTTCACTTACGCCTATGTGATGCTGGACGGCAACGAGATCGTAAAGGGATACATCAATCAGTGGCGAGACTATGACGATAGTGACGTGGTTCAGGTGATGATCGGTGGGAAGTATTACCTGACGCATTATTCCAACGTCGTGATGGTCGCTGACCCTGAGCATGGCGCCCTGCAATACTCAGACCCGGACAACTTTACACATGAATGAGAAAGGAATGATGAACAACGAATCTTATCGCCATCATCGGGAACCTGACGGCTGATCCCACCAGCCGGACTACCCAGAGCGGGAAGGACGTATGCAACTTCACCGTCGCCGTGAACCGGCGCGGACAGAAGGACCAGAACGGAAAAGACGCGGTGGATTTCTTTAAAGTAGCCGCATGGGAGGGGCTGGGACACAGCTGCCAGCAGTACCTGAGCAAGGGCCGGAAGGTGGCCGTTGTCGGGCAGGTGAGCGTGAGAACGTACCAGGCGCAGGACGGGACGACACGGGCCGACATGAACGTCTTGGCACATGACGTGGAGTTCCTGACGCCAAGGGACCAGCAGAGCGCTCCGGCTCCGGCGGCTCCGGCCGCGCAGGCTGTGAGCATGGAGGACGGTGAACTCCCTTTTGATAGATTGGGTGAAAGGAGGTGATGAATTGGAGGAATGGAAGAGCATACCCGGATATGAAATGCTCTATGAGGCCTCAAGCGAAGGAAGAATACGAACTTGCGAAGGAAAGGTTACAAGCAATGCATTGTATAAACACAGGGTTTGGAAGCAAAGGATTATGAAGCAGAAGTGCCAAAGGAACAACAAAGGACGGCTGGATTACAGGGTTTCTCTCTGGAAAGACGGTAAAGAGAAAACATGGCTTGTTGCAAGACTTGTTGCTTTAACTTTTTGCGATGGTTATTCAGACGGGATGACCGTAAATCACATTGATGGTAACAATCTTAACAATAAGGCCGACAATTTGGAATGGTGTTCACTCAAAGATAACATACAAAAGGGATTTTTGGATGGGCTTTATCGTGGCATATCCAAACCAGTTGTGTTTGTTGGGCAAGACGGAAAAGAACTGTATTTCAGGTCATTGTCAGAAGCTTCAAGGTTTCTTGGAAGAAGCATCACATATATTACAGATAGCATTGCAAAACGTGAAGGCATTCTAAAAGAAGGATACACAATCAAATTGATGTGATTCTTTGCCCGGATTAAGCACCGGCTGAGACCGGCATCCGGAGCTTTAAAAGAACGGAAGTCGATTAAAGAATCATGATGCGGTGGCGGAATAGACCTGACCGGGACATTTTACCCGGAGGGGGTGGGCGGAGCAACGTGCCACTGAGTGAAGCCCATCAGTAGACGCAGCACACGAAAGGCCGACGATGTGAAAAGCAGTTCGATTCTGCGCACTGACCCGGTTTAACTCCGGCAGTATTGGTTAATATCATCGTCATGTGAGGTGCAAATCCTCACCCGCATACGATTTAAAACAGAATTTTGGGATGCTCTGAGAGTAATGGCGAGAGCAACTGTGCAGATCAACGGTGGAGCAAGCACAGATTTTTATGCGGTGGCGGAATAGACATCGGATAGGATGCGTCCGATTTCGATGGTAAAGCCGGGAAACGGCAATAGTAGACGCTTATCAGCCTAAGGAAGATACCTCGAAGCGCCAGGATCGCAAGCGGTCAAGGCGTTGTATTAATGCTTCCATGTGAGGTGCAAATCCTCACCCGCACAAGCCTTTGGAGTATGTACGTTCATGGCAGTGTGTCTGCCAGTCAGGGAACAGGGACTCCATACCAGCGCAGGAAGGACGGCCTACGGGCTATACCGCCAGATTGCGGTCACTCTGCCGGGAACCTCGCTCCTGTTCTCTGCAATCATGTGCAGTGGCGGAATATGTAGACGCGCAAAGGTCAGGAGACAGCCGCAGGAGTAAACGCCTTTGGTGTGCGGCTATGAGTTCGATTCCCTCCGATGCGGGCAGTGCACGGCCCATGCTGGGTGCAAATCCCAGCCTGCACAATCCTTTTAAAGAGAGAAGGTTTTATAACTGTGAAGATACTGATTGAGAAGACCAGCGACTTGGATTTTAAGTACGCGCAGGAATGCAACAGCCTTCAGGAATGTGTTGATGAACTTCTCAGCAATAAGGAACTGTATCACAACACATACCCCGAAGTTGTCGTTTCCAAACCTGACGATATAACTTCAAAGGATTTTCCGGACTGCGATTATGTAGTGGAAATCTATGACACATGGAGAGAGTAATCCGGAGGTGTTGTGATGCCGGCGAAGACAGACAACAGAACCAACGGCGGGAGGTTTGAACAGGAACTGGCCGGGATGCTGTACCGGGACGGGTTCTGGGTGCACGTGCTGCAACAGAACAAGAGCGGACAGCCAGCCGACATCATCGCGGTGGACGGGCATCTGGCCATGCTGATTGACGCGAAGGTGGTCAGCGGGAATGAGGGCTTTCCCCTGCGGCGGGTCGAGGAGAACCAGCAGTACGCCATGAAGCGGTTTACCACCCTGACGGGGAAGACGTGCTGGTTCGCCGTCAAGATGCCGGGAGGAGATGTCAGGATGCTTTCCAGCGTGTTTGTATTCAGCATGATTGACAACGGGTTTAACACCATCAGCGATGCCTTTCTGAGAGAGACGGCCCTGAGCTACCGGGAATGGTTGCTGAAGGTCAGGGAGCCGAAGGAGACGCCGTACGAGGATGACATGAAATGAAGACCATTATCAGCAACATGATCCGGGTGGAGGAGCCCTCAGCAGAGTTAAAGCAGTACGTCAAGGACCAGCTGGAGCTGCCGAACCCGGACTACATCAAGAAGGAACGGATGGGGTTCTGGACGGGACGAACACCGAAGACCCTGCGGCTTTACGAGTGGAACGGGAACGCGCTGGTGCTGCCCTTCGGGCTGTGCCGGGAGCTTATGCCACTGCTGCGGGCGGGGGAGATTCTGACGGACTTCACCGGCGGGACGGACGTGGACTACGGGAAACCCATTCCGCTGTATGACTATCAGCGGGAAGCCGTGGCGGCGATGGTGACGAAGACCTACGGGATTCTGAAAAGCCCTGCTGGGTCAGGGAAAACGCAATGCGCATTAGCCCTTATTCAGGCTCTCGGAAAAAAAGCGCTGTGGCTCTGCCATACAGCTGACCTTCTGAACCAGAGCAAGGGCAGGGCAGAGGACTATATGCCACGCAACTTGATGGGAACTATCACGGAAGGAAAGGTCAACATTGGTACTGGCATTACCTTCGCAACGGTTCAGACGATGTGCAACGTGGATCTGGCAAGATACCGGGATGAGTGGGACGTAATCGTGATTGACGAATGCCATAACGTGTCCGCCAGTGCCAACACCGTCACAAGATACCAGAAGGTTCTGAACGGGCTTGCTGCAAGACATGTGTACGGAATAACAGCAACCCCATACAGAAGCGACGGACTCGAAAAAGCCATGTTTTCACTGATCGGACAAGTTGTGTATGAAGTTACAGAAGAAGCCGTGGCGGACAAGATCATGCAGGTCACTATCCGGCGGGTTGATACTGACACGGATATTACAGATGATTGCCTGAACGTGGACGGGACCATCGACTTCACGAAACTCATAAGCCATCTTGTAACAGACGAGAAGCGGAACAGACTGATTGCGGAAAACATTGTGCAGAACAGAGGACATAGCTGTATTGTGTTGTCTGACCGCCTGTCGCAACTGGACGCAATTTACAATCTGCTTCCAGAAGATCTGAAGCAGAAAACAGCCATCATCACCGGAAAAATGACCAGTAAGAAGGAAAAGGCCCTTCGGCAGGAAGCCATAGAAAAGATGCGTACCGGGGAATTACAGATTCTTGGGGCGAGCTACCGTCTCTGTCGCGAGGGGCTCGATATTCCTGTGCTGGATAGGCTTTTCATGGCTTCTCCGGTAAAGTTCGTGTCCGTTGTTGTGCAGAGCATCGGCCGAATCGCCAGGACGGCAGAAGGGAAATGCGATCCGGTTTGTTTTGACTTTGTGGACGCCAACATCGGGTACTGTGAGCGGGCATGGAAAGAACGTTGTAGACATTACAGAAAGAACCATGCTGTGATTGAATTTTGAAAGGATGACAACAATGGATGAGAAAGAGTTTCAGAAGATGCTGTTTGGTGAGATGTACGTAAAGAACTCCGAGATCGAAAATACCAGCAAGCAACTCGCTGAACTTCTGTATGTTCACTACACGCAGTTTCTGCTTGCAGGGTTTAATGAAACTAACGCGTTTACGCTTGTACTTCAGATGCTGCACGACATCCTCAGCAGAAAATGAAGACGGATTACAAGGCTTTTACGGATATCGTAAGAAGCCGGGTTTCCGCCGTAGATGTGGCGCGGGACTACGGGCTTCAGGTTGGACGGGATGGACGATGCCGGTGCGTTTTCTGCGACGGGGACCGGAATGATACGCTTCGGTTCTATCCTGGTGAGCGGGGGTTCTACTGCTTCCGGTGCCACGAGCGGGGCGACGTCATCAGCCTTTACCAGAAGCTGACCGGGGCCGGATTCCGGCAGGCGATTGAGGACCTGAACGAGCAGTACGGACTTGGGCTTCCGCTGAAGGACGGAGACCGGGAAGCCGTCGAGAAAGCCAGACGGGAAGCGGCGGAAAGAAAGCGGCGCAGGGAAGCGGAAAAGGAAAAACAGGATGCCTTGTTTGCCGCCTACCTGGACGCGGCGGACGCGGTGTGGATCATGGAGCAGAACCTGACGGAGGCGGCTCCGGAAACACGGGAAGAACCATGGAGACAGCGGTTTCTTGTGTCCCTGCGGTACCTGGATGAGATGAGGGAACAACGGGACCGGCTGTATGATGAACTGTATCCGATGAAGGGATTTTTTTAACTTTACAGATAACGCAAAATGCATTAAAATAAACACAAATGATTTTGAGAGAGGCGGTGCGGCCTGGTGTCTGAGGAAGAGAAAATTGAAGAGACAAAGCGACTGCTGTTGAAGGCGGACATGGAAATGGAGGAGAGCGCAGCCTTTTCGCAGCAGCATAAACAGGCTTTCCGGATTGCGTTTGACTTTCTGGGGGCCTGTTTTCCTCCGGATCGGAGCGAGGAGTACTGGACGAAAACTGTGGAGCTATTCAAGCATCGTGTGCAGGACAACAAGGCGAATCCGCTGGTGAAGCACCTGTTGCTTGGGGTATATAACTATCTTGGCGAGATCGTGAAAGACCTGCCTATGGAGGAGGAGAAAAGCGCGTGATTTATATTGAGACGCTGGAGGTCAACGGGACGCTTCCGGCCCTGCACGGAATGCGGAACCCCAAAAACAGTTGGGGAAAACAGGACAGCCACTATGTAAGCGATGTGGATGACGTCGCTGACGTCGCGCCGGTATACATCGGGCCGAATGACTACAACCTCTATCCGCAGGTGGCGCAGTGCATTACGCCGTCGTTCCGTGTGAGCGAAAATATCCTAAAAGGGCTGCTGAACATCGCGCCGACGAAACTGCGACCGATTGTGGCGTATCTGAGTGTAGAGTGGCACAGGGAGGAAAAGACAGAAAATGAGCATGAGTGACTTGGCGAAACGGGAGGTCGAGATTGCCTGCAAGCGGGAGAATCCGGACCGTAAGGATGGAGAGTTTGATTACGGTTGCGCTTGCTACGAAAGTGCCCTGAAAGCCTATCTGAGCCTGATGGAAGACGAACACAGCGGCATGAGCTTCGGATTTACAAGGAACATCCTGATCCGATTGATGGACGGCCTGCCACTGACACCGATTGATGATATCCCGGAATCGTGGAACCTGGTTTACGAGGAAGATGACGGAACGGAAGTGTATCAGTGTCGCAGAATGTCTGGCCTGTTCAAACATGCGCATCCTGATGGTACCGTTACGTACAGCAGGACAGATGACTATTACTGCAAAGATATTAATACGGGCATGACATACAGCGGAGGCGGGGCAAGAGAAATTATCGACAGATACGCAAAGCCGATTACGTTCCCGTATTATCCGTCTGCCGGGAAATACGTGCTGACCACGTCGGAATACCTTACAAACAGGGCAAACGGTGATTTTGATACAAAAGCGTACTTTAATCTGAAAACACCGGACGGAGACACAATCAAAATCAATGAGTTCTACGGTGAGGTAAACGGAGAGTGGAAGCAGCTCACCAGGGCAGAATTCGATGTCCGCGTATGTAAACATTTCGAGCGGGAAAGGACGGAACCGAAAGAATGAAAGTATATCTTCTCAGATGCACAGAGTTTCCTGGAGAGTTGTGCGGACAGGCGGCCGCAACCTGCACAGATAGCAAGAACTATGAGAGTGCGCTGAAGCACGCAGTGGAGAGCGGACACACAAGCGTGCTGGAACATGCCGTGTTTACATTCAAGGTGGAAGGCATCAGCAGGGCATGCCTGGCGCAACTGACACGGCACAGGTTGGCATCGTTCGACGTGCAGAGCCAGCGGTATGTGAAACTGAACAATCCGGAACTGGTGATTCCGGACAGTATCCTGATGATGGGTCCGTTGAATACGTCACTGGCTGAAGAAGCAATCCAGTGTATGAGGAACAGTATGGATATCTATAAGAAGCTGCTGGACGCTGGCGTTCCGGCAGAAGATGCACGATACGTTACGCCACAGGCTGTGCCGACAGAGTTGGTGATGACCATGAACGCGCGTGAACTTCTGCACTTCTTCAGTTTGCGGACATGCAACCGGGCACAGTGGGAGATCCGGCAGATGGCAGACAAGATGCTGAGGATCTGCCGGAAGGTGGCGCCGGAGATCTTCGGCAATGCAGGCCCCGGATGCGTGACAGGAAAGTGCCCGGAGAAAAGACCGTGCGGAAAGCCGAGGGATGTAGGAGAGTGGAGCATATGAGCGAAACAGATAAAAACATAGTCGCATGTGACATGCACAACTGTGATTTTTTCGATGGCGTACGTTGTACAGGCAGACCTGGAATAGACTGCTATAGTGGTACGATGAAAGATATGGTCAATCACCCGCAGCACTATGGTGGTGGGATTGATGTCATCGACTACATCCGGGACAAACTGACGCCGGAGGAGCTCACCGGGTTCTGTATGGGGAACGTCCTAAAATATTGCAGCCGGTGGCGGAAGAAGGACGGGGTGCAGGACCTAAAGAAGGCGAAGGTCTATCTGGAATGGGCTATTCAGAACGAGGAGGGGCATGATGGAGATTAAAAACGCCAAAATCACCAGCACCAAACTGCCCATGGGAGACCATGGGTGCTTGACGTTCTGGCTGTTTGTCGAGGGTAGTGGCTGGGGCTGTGGCATCGGTGGGTATTGCATCGGGCATGGATACGAAGGGTGCGACACAGACAAGTTTGACGCGAACGGGAACGGCCTGGTCGCCATGATGCGGATTATGGACGTCGTCGGCGTGGAAACGTGGGAAGATCTGAAAGGAAAGTATGTCCGGGTTGAGATGGTTCCATGCGGCGGATCCATTACGACCATCGGAAACCTGATTCAGGACAAGTGGTTCAACCTGAAAGAGTTTTTTGCAAACAGTAAGTGACCGCACAGCAATATCGCAGGAAAGGAGGTAATCAGATGTGAGTGAGGATAACCAAGCCCTCCCTTTGATTCCGGAATGGACCGTCGAGGACTTCTCCGGAGACGAACCGTACAAATTCCTGTTTGAGAACCGGGAGAATCGGTTCCTTCTTCAGCGAATGGTGGAAGCGGCAAGAAGAAGGGCAAAGGAGATTCACTTTCAGGGCTTCACCGCCATGTGGAACGCCTATGTCAAGACGTACTCAGAGAAGGGAAGCAGCATCCTGGGTGAGTCAGACACCATGTTTCCAGGACAGCCGGTTCAACTTCGGTGCGGTGAGTATACCTGCAACGAGCGCGGCGTGCACAGGTTCTCCGAGATGACCGGCGAGATTGAAGTCATCTCCCATCCGATCATGCCCATCAAGCGCGTGACCAACATCGAGACCTATGAAGCCAAGACGGAGATCGCCTTCCAGCGCGGAAAGGAACCGTGGAAAACATTCACCGTGTCCCGAAAGAAATTGGCGTCAGCGCAGCGAATTGTAGACCTGAGCGAACTGGACGTGAACGTGAATAGCGAGAACGCGAGAGAACTTGTACGGTTCCTGGGAGACATTGAGAGCCGGAACTATGATGACCTGCCGCAGCAGAAGAGCATCGGGCACATGGGATGGCTTCAGGACGGGCGGTTCATGCCGTACGCGACGGACATTACCTATGACGGGGAGTCCGCTGAACTGACAAAGGTGTACAACGAACTTCGCCCCACCGGTGACCGGGAGGAGTGGTTCCGGATTGCCCGGGCTGTGCGAAGCGGGGACAGCGTCCCGGCCCGGATCGCACTGGCCGCCGGTTTCGCCGCTCCGCTGGTCCGCAAGTTTAACATGCTTCCGTTTTTTGTCCATATCTGGGGCGAGAAGGGTTGCGGAAAGACCGTTGCGCTCATGCTGGCCGCCAGTATATGGGGCAATCCTGAGGTGGGCGGGTTCGTAAAGAGTTTTAACGGGACAAGGGTCAGCTTTGAGACCCATGCCGCCTTCTGCGGGAACCTGCCGGTGTGCCTGGACGAACTTCAGGTGGCCAACGACAGCAGCCGAAAGAACTTTGACGAGATTATCTATATGCTGTGCGAGGGCGCCAGCAAAAGCCGTGGCACCAGGGACGGAGGAATGCAGGTTCAGCGAAGGTGGTCTACCTGCATGATTACTACCGGAGAGATGCCCATCATTCAAAGCAACTCTGGAGGTGGTGCGGCGGTGCGTACCATCGAGGTGAACTACAAGTATCAGCCTCTGTTTGGGACAGACGAGCACGCCAGAGAGGCCGCCGCTGTGCTGAAGCAGAACTACGGATGGGCCGGGCAGACGTTTATCGAGGCGGTGCAACGGCCTGAACTGATGGAGATCCTCGAGGGTACGCAGAAAAACTACTTCGCTCAGCTTTCTCAGAACGTGGACGCCAAGCAGGTGCTGGCCGCTTCCATCATCCTGGCGGCGGACCGTCTCGCGGCGGCAGCTGTGTTCGGGGATAACCTGTACCTGAAGCCCGATGACATCCGGGAGTTTTTGATCTCCAAGACGGACAGTGACATCAATCTCCGATGCTACAGTTGGCTGATGGGCGTCATCGGAACGAATCCGCGCCGGTTCGACCCGGAGGACCAGCAGAACGGCGAGCAGTGGGGCGTGATTGATGACGCAGACAGCCGGGTGTATATCATCCGGAGCGTTTTTGACCGGCTCCTGCGTCAGGAAGGGTACAGCCCTGGCGCGTTTCTGGACTGGGCGAACAAACACGGGCTACTGAAGCGTGACGCTGCGGCCGGGAACGTTCGCCTGACTTCCCGGAAACGGTTTAATGGGGTGCTGACAGCGTGCGTGGCGTTGCGGCTCGATTCATCCGATCTGTTTACCCCTGTGGAGGTGAACGACATGCCGTTTTGATGGTTTTGTGCACGTCTGTGCACACTCAAAAAACGCTGTGTACACAAAATCGAGTCCTGGAAGCATTGAAAAATAAGGTTTGTGCACGTTGTGCACCCTGTGCACGTTCAAAATAAGGTAGAGTTATACACGCGAGAGAAAAAATGAAAAATATGGATAGAAATAAATTCTCGCGCGTAACATCATATAAAAATAACGTGCACAGCGTGCACAACGTGCACAAACAAGGAAAATCAAGGCTTCAGGCGTGTACGTTCTGTGTACGTTGTGCACGTTTGGAAGAAAAAATGCCATGAAAGTGAGGTTAAGAGCATGAAAAAGAGTGTTATTAAGGTGGACGCATATATTTTCGCAAGAGATTATCTCCGTCTCGCTCAGTGGAGCACCGCCACCACAAAGATCGGGGACGGAAAAAGACTGCCGGTGTCCGCCATCGTACGGGCAGCGGTACATGAGTACATTGCAAACCACAAGGAAGAGATCGACGGAATCGTCGGTCAGGTATTCGACAACCCGAACGAGTTTATCGGCGTAAATCTGGAGGAGGATACACAATGAAATTCTCAATCAACACCACAGACCTGCTTGACGGAATCAGCACGGCAGCACGGGCGCTTCCATCCAAATCAGTCAAGCCCGTTTATGACGGCGCTTGCGTGACCTGTGAGGGAAACACCATCTCCATCCTGTGCTCTGACGGGCAGCTGTCCGTCCGCTGGACAGGAACGGCTAGCGTCACGGAGGAAGGCACGTCCACCATCCCCGGTAAGCTTTTTGCAGACCTGATCCGCAAGCTTCCGGCCGGGAACGTCACCATCACCACAGACAGCAGGTCCGCTTCCGTTTCCTGCGGTAAGTCACGTTCCCGCCTGGCTGTAATCCCCGGAGATTTCCCACCTGACGGCGCGGTAGAGAACGGCATCACGCTTTCACTTCCCGCAATCGCCCTGAAAGACCTGATCCTCCACGTCTTTCCTGCCATCGCCGTGGACGAGTCCCGTCCCATCCTCACCGGTGCGCTCATGGAAGTGACGCCGGAACGGATGACCATGGTCGCCCTGGATGGATTCCGCCTCGCTCTGAAACACCACACACAGGACTTCAACCTGAACGGAAAAGACCACGTACGGGCCGTCATCCCCCGCAAGACCCTGTCAGACTTGTCTAAGATCCTCCCGAACTCAGACGACCCCGTCAGCATCAGCCTGAGCGACTCCGCAATCTCCGTCTCCGTCGGTCCCTCTCAGGTCACGTCCACCCTGATTTGCGGCGAGTACATCAACTACGCCAAGATCATCCCGGAAGGCTACACCTCGTCCATCCTCGTCAGACGCGATGACCTTCAGAACGCAATCGAGCGAGCCTCCCTCATGGCGCGGGACGGAAAGAACAATCTCGTAAAGCTCGACATCCGCGACAACACCGTCTCCGTATCCTCTCAGTCAGACACCGGAAACATCTCCGAGGACGTGGACTGCGACCACCAAGGCAACCCCATTACAATCGCCTTCAACGCAGCCTACATCACCGACGCCATCCGCAATGCCCCGGATGACACCGTCTCAATCCGCTTCACTTCCCCGCTGTCCCCTGCAATCATCTACCCCCAAGGCTCACCTGACTGGCTGTTCCTCGTCCTGCCAGTACGCACCAATACATGAAGCGAGGTGACTTTCCCTTGAAAGAATTCTCCTGGTGGACGGGTACGGCAAACCACTTGTGGCGTGCCTACTTCGTCCTCCTCCAGTACGGCATGAATGACCAAACACCGGCAGACAGTAAAATCTACAACCTGTGCGACGCCGTCTATAACCGCCTGACGTTTCAGGAACAGGAAATCGTCCGGATGTACTACACGTGCAGGTGGGGCGATAATATCTATGCCGTCGAAGACTACTCCGCTCGTACCGGTATTCCCGTGCTCGATATCTACAACGCTATCAGAACAGCCGGGTACGCCGTCATTAACGAGCTCGGTATTATCAATCCGAACAGGAATAGGAAGAGGTGAGAATATGGCTAAAACAGAACTGACTCAGGAACAGGCAACGGAAGTTGTAAAGAAAAAACAACTCCATGGCAATGCCGCCGCCACCGTCGGTGCCGACGCGAAGCCCGGAGACAATTCCCGTTTCCTCAGGTTCGCCCTCGAATCATGGGACCTGCCACCTATCGATATTTCAGACCCCGTTCAGGTCCGCGATAGAATAGGCATGTACTTTAAACACTGCGAGGAAAACGACAGGAAACCCCAAATCGTCGGTATGTGTAACTGGTTGGGCATATCCAGAGAGACCCTGAATGTGTGGAGAAACGGGGAGTATCGTAAGGATACGCACTCTGACATAGTTAAAAAAGCTTGCAGTTTAATTGAAGAACAATGGGCCGATTATATGACGAACGGGAAGATCAATCCGGCATCGGGTATATTCCTGGCTAAGAACTGGTTCGGGTACCGGGATACTACGGACGTCGTGGTCACTCCTCAGAATCCGCTTGACGATCTGGACGCAAAGGAAGCGAGGAAACGCCTGACTGAGTCAATACCTGATTCGGAAGACGAATGACAAACGCTCCGCCTGAAACATGGCGGGGCTTTTTCTGTGTACTATGTGTACTTTAATAAATAAATATTTATATTTATAACGCATGAGGTTGCTTTCTAGCCTCTGGAAAATGCAGTGCGCAGATGAGAATGTGAACGGAAATATGTCTGGTTCTCACAAAAACGGGGCTGTGAGCTTAAGTAGGGGCGAGGTGGATAACTTGTTCATTGAAAAGCTGGAACGTCTGAGAAGGGGCAAAGAATGCGAAATAACGCTATTTGTGGTTCTGGCAATGCATGAAGCACTGAGCGAACGTCAACGGGAACGGGTCTGATTTACGATCTGGGGCGGGTCTTGACGGGAGAACGGGTATCCGGTCGAGCGAGAACGGGATCGGCTGAAACGGGGCAAAACATGGCGAGAACGGGCAAGAGCGAGCGGTGCAACGGCGGAGGGCAGCTCTTCCGGGATGGATGGCGGGAGTGGCGGACGGGAACGGAACATGCGGAAAGCGGAGGAACGAGAACGGGAACGAGAACGAGAACGGGCGGAGGATGTCCGATCTGGTCATGGCGGAGCGGGCAAAACGTGCTGTTTTTCGCAACTCTTCGTGAAACAATAGTTTAACGAATAGTTGAAAATGGAAAATCTGTACGGAACGGGCGAGAATGGCGACCAGATTATACTTGCACTGGCAAAAACGGGCGAAAAAACGGGGTTGAAAGTCAAAATGTTACGGGAATGAAACAATTTTAGAAGGGCGAAAAGGCATAAAAAAAGACCGCCCCAGGTGGAGCGGTCAGGTCGGTTTGGACAAATTGTCATCCAATGATCAGGTCTTTTTCAGAGATCTCCAGATACTTGTTGAGCAGGGCGAAGATGGAACCGGTTCCGATGAGCTCGTGCGCTTTGTTCATCGTGTCTTCGTCAGCAGCGGAAATAATCTTTTCGAAAAATACTTGAGAGATTGCCTTTTCCGCCGTGGTGAAAGTCTTTCCTCCGTCGATGCTGATACGTGCCATTATTGATTCCTTTCTCCGGGGATTGTCCGCCCCGGTCGGCATTTTACCTGGTTATAGCTTCGTTTGTCTCTTTCGCAAGCGTCATGATGACGGCGTGCTGTTCTTCCGCCGTCAGGCTACGCCAACGGTCGGCACCCATGACTTGGGTGTAGGCCTCAATGATCATGTTCACAATCTTTTCCATTGCTATGTTCCTCCATCGGTCAGCCGTTTACAAGGTCATTCCACGCCTCCATGTAGGATTCCGGCGTGATGTCGTCCGGCATGTCGAAACCGTCGGCAGCAAAATGAGCGAGGTCAATGCGGGCGGTTTCCAGGTCCATGGGCTCATCGTGGGATCCGTTCGGATCATTCTCCCAAAGGGAACGGACGAAATCAGTGGTTGTCATTGTGGTTTTTCCTCCTTCAAAACAATTTGTAGCGTAAAGCTTTTCAAGGTCGTAATGCCGGACTTCTTCCGGTGTTAGCTCGCGGTTGTAGTCCACCCATCCCCATGCGTGACGGTGGGACGGCGTATAACCTTCTGTGTATCCGCACTCTATGAGGCCGTCACGAGGGACGGCGCCGGGTCCTGGCGGACGGAGCAGTGTAGCATAACGGGCGATCATGTGTATACCTCCAGTCAATTATAATTCGATTCATTCGGGAACGCAAGCGAGATACTCGCCGGAACGGATCCGGGCGGACAATTCATCTTTAATGGCCCACATATCAGACCAAGAGAACGTGTGCAGCTTCATGATATGCATATCTCCGGCGATTTGATGCTCTATTTCAGCAATCAGGAAACCGAAGAACGCAGCATAGCCGCAAGCGCTTTGCGGAAACAATCCGCCCATGGTGGCGGCGTATTGCTTGCCGTCAAACTGAATGACAAGGCGCCCTCCGTCGAAGGAATAGCGAACAGGGTTGTTGGTCATGATGTTGTCACCTCACTTCATGTACTCAATGCCGGTGATATCCACGTAATCGGCTTTTGTGTGATGGCGACGGGCAAAGCGCTTTTTGACGTTCGCCCATGTTTCGGAGGATGTGACGTCGTCGGCGGACGGAACGGCCAGAACAATATAGTCTTTTTCCATGGACTGTATAACGTCGTAACAGGTGTATTTTACTTTCATTTTCGGATCCTCCTTCAAATATTTTTGTTGTGCAGCATGGCGGGAACGGGAACGGCCGGAACGGGATCCATGTTTCCGGAAAGGATGGAAACGAGAACGGAAACAACGGAGCGGATAAAGTCAAGCATGGTTTTTTCTCCCTTCTTTGGATGAGTCGGGACGGAGGAGGACGTCCGCCGCCCATGGAACGGTTTACCCGATTGTGCAGCTGGCGCCGGTCCACCACTTGACAAGACGGGACTGTTCATCGTCGGGAACGCGGTAGACCTGGAATTGCTTGATGTTTGCGCCGGTCCGGAAGAAGGCTAGCGCTTTTCCTTCCACTTTCGGGTCCGGGAAGAGCTCCGCGCCGGTGCGGTCGCATATAAAGCGTGATTGTTGCTTTGTGGCGGTGCGGAGGCAAACAACGGCGGGAAAGTTTACCCTGATTTGAGTGGGAAGAACGGATGCCAATAGGCATTGTGTTGCGGCTATGCAATGAATACCGGCCGCCCGTCCTAGCTGGCATATCCTTTGCAGCAGGGGAACGGTATCGGTTTTCGCGGTGGTAAGCAGGTCCGCAAGTTCATCGATAACGACATAGATTTGGGAGCCCGTCCAGATCCGTTCCCCGACGGCGTGCATATGGTGCAGGCGGTTTTCCATGATTTCGACGGCGGAACGGAGGGCGGCTAACATTTCATCTGTCTCGTACGCGTAACGGATACAGTGCGGGAGGCGGGCCCATGGCCAAAGCTCCGTGGTTTTGGGATCCAATAGGATAAACTGTACTTCAGCGGGGGAATGGTAAACGGCGGTTGAGATGAGGCTATTAATCAAAACGGATTTTCCCGACCCTGTCGCTCCTGCAATGAGAAGGTGAGACTGTTCTAACATTGTTTCGTAAAGCGTGAAAACGCGGCCGGAAGGTGTAACATATTTCATGTCAATCATTCCCCTTTTTGTAGTTGTCGTTTTCTTTTTTTGCTAGAATCAAAATGGATTGCCATGAAATGCCCTGTTTATACAATCTTTCACAATATTCCTTTGGATATGATCCTGGATAATTCCAGCGGCCGCATTGACCGTCTATAATCCATTCCATGCCGCCAAAATTCATTGTATCGCCGTTTAGATATGTATTATAGATTTGCATTTGATCTTTCTCTTCTCTTTTTCTTTTTTCTTTTGCGCCTTCCTGATCCTTTTCAAGCCCCTGCCTTTTTAAAGCGGAACGGGCTGAATATTTGCTCAAATAAGCGCCGTGTTGTAAGATAATGCTATCGCTTGTGTATACCGTTGTATAATATTGTTTTGAGTCTTTTTCCATGTAAATATGCCCCTTGCGGCCGTCCTGGGCATGGTACGTTTCGACAACGATTGTCATTTGTTTTCCCCTTCTTTCGCGTTTATTTGGGCGCTTGCCCCTTTGCGCAATCCATAGCCTTTACGGATTGCGCAAAGGGAAAAGCGGCTTGCCTTGCTTTTCCCTGTATTGTCAAGCGGTTTTCAATTCAGCAGCGGAACGGGCCGCAATCGTAACGGAACGGGAAACAATGGTTTTCCCGTAATCCTTTTTAATATCGGGAAAATCCTTGTATAATGCTTTCGTGTCAAGGCGTGTCGATTCGGTTTCTTTAATCAAAACGGAATAAAGATCAGTTTCAAAAAGCGCCTTGTCCTGCATAAAATCCATGATCATTGCTTTGAGATTTTCAACCTGTTTTTTAGCGGCCTTTTCCGCCTCACTTGCGGCAACATACGCGGCTATAATTTCATTTTTAGTCATTGTTTTCATTCCCCTTTCTTTTTTTACCATTCATAATTGTATAATTCTTTTGCGCTCATTCTCAAAAAGCGCTTTTCCGGAATGTAAACCCATTTTTCTTTTTCTTTGTGAAAAACCATTGCAAAGCGTTTTCCATGCCTTTTGACAATCACTTTTTTCCCTTCTTTCTTTTTTTGTGGGGCTTGTTTCCCCTTCAAAGGAAACAAGCGTTTTTTGTTTCCTTTGAAGGGAAAGCAAATTGCTTTCCCTTTGATCAATGTAAATGTACATATTTATTTTTTCCGTATGGACATCCTGTTTTTGTGTTTGTGCATATTTCACAATTCCCTGGACATTTTGTGTATCCTTTAGCAGGTTTTTCACCCGGAAAAATACAACGGAATTCAGGAAAACCGAAAGGATTTATCATATCCATTCCTTTCCATTCCGAAAACATGATTGACAGGTTTTCCGGAATGGTATCTTTCCCGTAAAGTTCGCAATATTCATTTACAAGCCTATAATTTTTCGTATACGTCCAAAAGATAAAATCCGGAAAATCTTTTGCAATTGCAATCATGTTTTTGAAATAATCCATATTTGGGATATCACCAGCAACATGCCACCGGAAAAACTTGTTTTTCCTTCTGTTTTTCAGTGTTTTGCGGATATCGGAAAAATACTTTTCCGGATTGTTTTTCATTAAAATATAGTTGCGGATCCTTGCGTCGATAACTGTATTAGAATATTGCAAACAAGCCTTTACATCATAGCAGTAATTCTTGCAGCCTGTACAGTTTGCGCAAGTGATAATGGGCGGCAGCGAAACATTCAGAACGTGACCAATTTTTCTATTGCCTTTTGAGATACAAATTCGAATGTTTTCAGTTTCAACTTTACTGTATTCTTTTTCAGCTTGTTTCAACATTGCCAAAACTTTTTGAATTGATTCATTGCTAAACATTTTTTGTTTCCTTCTTTCTTTCTTATTTGATCAAGCTTTTTTAAGCCTTCTCAAAAAGGCAAGCGGTTTTTTTTGTTATTTGTTTCCATATTTGATCATTCTGTTTTTCATGGTTTTTGTAGTCCTTCCAATTGTGCTTTGCAGGCTATAGCTTCTTTTTCTGTTTTGAAGTATTTACTGATTCCGCAATAATAGAAAGTGTTCCCGCCGTCCACGCTTGTCAACGTCTTTACAATGAACGTGTAATCGTCAACGGGGAACATTAACTTTTCAATAGAATATTTTCTCACCGCTTCCACCTTTTTCACCGTCCTTTTTTATATCTTGAATTTAATGTTTTCCGCTTGCCTTTTTGAAAAGGCTTTTTGTGGCCTTTTCAATAATTGACAAGTTTTTTTCTCGCTTTATCCGTTTTTGCAGGGGATAAAGATACAAGGGAAAAAGGCTTGTCAATGCATGGTTACATGCTTTAATGTACTTTGTTTTGGTATCCTGTCACGATACCATGTTATTTTATTTAGTTGTCAATGTTCGGCTCTCGCTTTATTCGCCTTTTGTGGCCTTGCTTGCGATACAAAGTGTAGCAAGGTTCTTTCGTGTCCTTTGATCATCCCCTTTCCTTTTGTCGGTCTCACTTGCTTTTCCTGTATTGTCAACAGGTTTTTCTGTTGACAATGAAAGAATAACAGACTTTTCTGTTTTTGTCAACAGGTTTTTGCGAAAAAATATTGACAAGTTTTTAACAATGTTTTCTTTCTATTATATGCTACGTTTTGGCTATGATATAGCCATATCCCATGGCTTGTTAGCAAATGCTAACACCCCTGGGGGATGCCAGCGACCAGGCGGCCCCACCCTGCTCACCCCCGTCAGCACCGAAAAAACAAAAAAAGCTATTGACAAACCAGAAAAAACTGTATATAATACACATGCAATCAAGTTGGAGGTATCGAGATGAGAGTACAGGATGTTGTTCGAGAGGTTATGACAGTTAACGGCGTAAGTCAGCAAACCCTTTCAGAAAAGCTTGGGTACAAGCGGCAGACGAACGTGAGCGAGTTGCTGCGCGGGAGGAGCATGCGCGTTGACAGTCTTCTGAAGATGCTGGATGTAATGGAATGTGAACTCGTAGTTGTAAGCAAGAAGGAGCATACGATTGCCGGGTCAGCGGAAAAGTACACGCCCCGGTGGACGGTCACGCTTGAAGATCCTGCGGAGTGACCACCCCGGGTCTCCGGTAAAAAAGTGGTACCCGGTATATGCGCGGTGTGAAAAATCCCGCGAAAAACAAAAAGGGGCGGGTAGAAATAAAGAGGGAGGGCATGGACGTGAAGAGAGTGCTGTCGGTGATTCTGGTGGTTGTGATGTGCTGTGCGTGGGCTAGTGCGGTTGGGACAGATGCGGAACGAAAGGACCTGGCGGAACAGCTGAAGAAGCTGGCGTGTGATGTGCTGGTGGATCTGCACGGAAAGTACGAGAAGAATCCGGAGGCGTTCAGCGATGAATACATTTTGATGGCGCACGCGTATTACGAGATGTACAAAGCGGAGACGGCGGTGATTCAGGCGGAGAGGCAGCTGTCATTGGCGTTGAATCCGTTGTCTGGCGGAAAGTCGCCAATGATGGACGTAGTGAAGGAAAATGAGAAACTATCGCAGTCGGTGGACGAGTTTGAGACAGCGCAGTGGTACAAATGGGTCAACGGGGAGGCAAGCAACGCGGAGTATCTGAAGGTGTTCATGGCGATGGTGGGCGCGGTAGTTGCGCAGGCGGACAAGTAAAGGGGCCTGTGAAAAGGTAAAGATTGATTGAGTACGCAGCAGTGCGAGAGACGTGAGGTCTTTTGCGCTGTTTTTTTATGAGCGAGCGTGAGAGGAGGGGGACACGCGGTGACGGGGCGGGATCTGATTGAGTGGATTAAGGCGAATCACGCGGAGAGGATGCAGGTAGTGGTGATTGACGACGGGTACGCGTTGTACCGGGCGAGGCCGGAAGTGCGGGATAGCGGGGAACTGACGCGGGTGTACGTGAACAGTGCGGGGCTGAACCGGGTAGAGAAGTGCGTGGTAATGCAGTGAAGGTGGGAGGTGGCGTAAGATGTCGTTGGACAAGGCGATAGCACACGGGAAGGAAAAGCGAAAGCCTTACAGTGGCAGCAAGGCGATAGACAGGACGTGCCGGAATCATGGCGGGTGCCCATGGTGCGAGGAAAACCGGCGGCACAAGATGCGGGACAAGCACCCGGAAGAGAAGGTGGTATTGGGAAATGGCGAACAATAAGCGTGAACTGAACGCGTTGCGGGAGAAACTGGACGAGCTGGATGCGAGGTTGAGGCCGTGCCCGTTCTGCGGGAATGGGAACGTGCGGATGTATCGGAGGCCGGGAAAGGATGGATGGCTGGACAGGTATTACGCACTGTGTGACTATGATGACGGCGGGTGCGGCGCGAGTGGCGGGTGGTATCACAGCCCGGAAGAGGCAACTGATGTCTGGAACCGGCGGGTACCTGAGGCGGCGGCGCGAGTGGTTACGCCGTTTGCGAATCTGGCTAAAGCGGCGATAGAGAAGAGCGGGGAGATGATGGAGATTCTGGAGGAGTGCAACGAGAGGGCCCGGCGGCTGAGGGACGAGGCGTTGCTTGATGAGGCGTTACTGGAGATGGAAGAACGGCAAAAACGTGACGGAGGGGAAGGCGCAGATGAGTAAGGTCAGGTCGGCGTATGCGGAGATTGAGGAAAAGGTTCTGGAGCGGTACGGGGAGCGTGGAGAGAGCCTGGTTGTGCAGGTGGAGATGCGGCATGGCGTCGGGGAAGCGTACGAGCGAAAGACGGTGCTGCTGCTGAATGACTACGACTATGGGTGGATGTGGGAGGTGGACTGGTGGTCAGGGGAAGAGGACGTGCGGCTGGTTGGGGCGCAGCCGGTGTCGGATGTGAAGGTAGAGGAGTGGTGAAGGTGCCGCCGAGGCTGGTAGAAGAGATGAGCGCTGAGGAACTTGCGGGTTATCAGGAATGGCTGGAAAAGTATGAGAAGGATAAGCGTGAGGGAGAAAGAAGGGTGACAGGCTGGTGGACGAAGCGAGGGTGGTAAACCGGGACGCGGTGCTGGGGCGGGAGTACATCCGGAAGCATCCGCTCGACCCTGGAGCGTACCGGGACGTGCTGGCGATATACAATGAGCATGTGGGAAAAGAAGACGAGGCGGTATATCACGCGGAGAACAGGTGGCTTCGTGGGCAGATTTCGCGGGCGAACCGGGAGATTGCGGCGAACGGGGCCATGGGCGGGACAGCGGTGGTGCTGAAGTTGGAGCGGATGAACGGGGTGTACCGGCAGAGCCTGCTACTTGACGCGAAGGTGGACTTTGACGCGTACTGCCTGTACATTGAGAGTGCGAGGGCCCCGGAGAAGCAGTTTTACCTGCCGAGGCGGAAACAGCTGCGGGTGATTACGTCGGCGCTTCAGGAACTGATGGAGGACAAACTGGACCTGCTGTCCATCAGCGAGCCGCCAGGAACGGGGAAGAGCACGACGGCGATCTTCTTTCTGACGTGGGTGGCGGGGAAATATCCGGAGGAGCCGAACCTGACGGGGAGCCACAGTAATGCGTTTATAAGGGGCGTGTATGACGAGTGCCTGCGGGTGATGGACCCGAACGGGGAATACCTGTGGAAGGACGTGTTTCCGGGGCTGAGCATCAGCAACACGAATGCGAAGGACTGCCGGATTGACCTGGGGAAGCGGAAGCGGTTTGAGACGCTGGAGTTTACGAGTATCGGGAGCGGGAACGCGGGCCTGTATCGGGCACAGCGGCTGCTGTACTGCGACGACCTGGTGAGCGGGCTGGAGGTCAGCCTGAGCAAGGAGCGGCTGGACAAGTTGTGGGACGTGTACACGACAGACCTGCGGCAGCGGAAGATCGGCGACCACTGCAAGGAACTGCACATCGCGACCCGGTGGTCGGTCCATGATGTTATAGGCCGACTGGAAGACCAGTACGGGGACAGTGACCGGGCGCGGTTTATCGTGATTCCGGCGCTGAACGAGAACGACGAGAGCAACTTCGACTACAAGTATGGCGTTGGGTTCACGACGGCGTTTTATCACGAACAGCGGGAGATTATGGACGAGGTGAGCTGGAAGGCGCTGTACATGAATCAGCCGATTGAGCGGGAAGGACTGCTGTACTCAGCGGACGAACTGCAAAGGTACTTTGAGCTGCCAGACAGTGAGCCGGACGCGATTCTGTGTGCGTGCGACACGAAAGACCGGGGGAGCGACTTCTGCTCCATGCCGATTGCGTACCAGTACGGGAACATGTACTACATTGAGGACGTGGTGTACGACAACAGCAATCCGGAGATTGTGGAGGCGAGGCTGGCACAGAAGTGTGTGGCGCACAAAGTGCACATGGGGCAGTTTGAGAGCAACAGCGCGGGCGGCCGGGTTGCGCAGAGCGTGCAGGAGGAGATCCGGAAGCAGGGCGGCCGGACGAAGTTGACCACGAAGTACACGACGGCGAACAAGGAAACGAAAATCATCATGGCGAGCCCGTTTGTGAAGGAGCATTTCCTGTTCAAGGATGACAGCGTGGTGACGGACAAGGAGTACCGGAAGTTCATGAACGCGGTGTGCAGCTACAGCATGGAAGGAAAGAACAAGCATGACGACGCGGTGGACAGCCTGTCCATGCTGGCGGAGTACGTCCAGAGCTTTGCCGGGGCGCGGGCGAAACCCATGGCGAGGCCGTTCTGATTTTTTTTGCGGGAAAATAATGCAAAATGTGGTAGAAATATTACAAAAAGTATTGACACGAGGCGGGAGAACGGGTAGAATAGTATATGCGAAGGACTATAAATGCCTGTGAGCGCTGGCGGGGGTAGCCCTTCGCAACGGTGGAAACCGGAACGGACGGACGCGGACGAACGGGAAGGGCTCTGGAACCGGCATGCATGGCGTGTCTGCCGGGGAAGGAATTCCGGAACGGAAGAAACGCGTGTCGCGGCGGGAAAGGCGACCGGCTGACCGGCGAGCTCTGGCAGGGGCCTTGGCGGTACGGACGGCGGCGGAACCAGCGCGGCGTGACTGAAAGGAAGAGCCCGGGCATTACGCCACGGAGCCACGAGGCCGGACAGTCACCGGGACGGAGCATCCTGGCAGGATGGGCGTGTCTCTTTTTGGGAGAGGCGCTCTGAGCCTGACGGGATGACCGGTGAAAACCGTACTCCCTCAGGCCTCTGTGGCGACACACGCACACTTGAGGGCATTCTGATAAGAAGACGCTGAACTGCGGTTAACGTGGTTCGGCGTCTTTTGTTTTCCGGAGGGAGGTGAGGCTGGTGAACCTGGAGGTATACGACGTGACGACGGTCGCGGATGGGGCGGCCGAGGTCTCCAAGCATATGCACGGGAGACGCCAGATCTTCACCAACGAGGAAACGATAGACCGCGAGAACGTAGTGGAAGTGCTTCAGAGGGCGCTGGGGGTTCATGAGAAGAACCGGGCGGAAATTGACTACCTGATGAAGTACATGCGGGGGATTCAGCCGATTCTGCACCGGGTGAAGAACTACAACGCGGAGATTAACAACAAGATCGTGGTGAACATCGCGAACCAGATCGTGACGTTCAAGGCCAGCGAGTTTGCCGGGGAGCCGATCCAGTACGTAAGCCGGGGCGGCCGGAACAAGGGCGTACCGGAGAAGGTGGCGCGGGTCAACGACATGATGCTGTCCGAGGGGAAGCAGACAAAGGACCTGGAGCTGGCGCAGGAGATGTTCACGGCGGGGGTGGGATACCGGCTGGTGTTCCACGACCGGGGACGGGCACTGAAGGAATACATGGACGAGGCGCCTTTCGAGATTTACGTGCCGGACCCACGGAACAGCTTTGTGGTGCGGTCCGGCGACGTGAGCCACCGGGTGATGATGGGCGTGACGTACGTGTTCAAGGACCCGCCTGGCGGGAACGTGGAGTACACGGTGTACACGGACAACGCCACCTACGTCATCAGCGGACGGGGCGAAAAGCTGGAGGTTGTGAAGGAAACCAGGCACAACTTTGGCATGGTGAGCCTGATTGAGTACCCATGCAACCCGAACTACATGGGCGCTTTTGAGCCCGTACTGCCGCTGCTGGACGCCATCAACCTGACGCAGAGCAACCGGCTGGACGGGATTGAGCAGTTTATCCAGGCGCTGATGGTGTTTGACGGGGTGGACATCTCCAGGGAGGACTTCCTTGAGCTGAAGGACCTGGGGGCGATCAAACTTCCGGCGACGCAGAACACGGGCGGCGGGAAGAAGCTGTACTACCTGAACGAGCAGCTGGACCAGAGCCAGACGCAGACGCTGGTGAACGACATGTACCAGACGATCCTTCAGATTGTTGGCATGCCGAGCCAGGGCGACGCCAGCAGCGGGGACAGCAGCAACAACGGCGCGGTGATCATGAAGAACGGGTGGTGGCACGCGGAGGCGCGGGCCATGGAGACCCAGAGCATGTGGAAGGCGGCCGAGACGGAGTTCCTGAAGGTCGTGCTGAAAATCTGCGCCGACACGAACACGCTGACGGGACTGAAGCTGAGCGATCTGGAGCCGAGGTTCTGGCGGCAGAGCTACGAGGACCTGCTGGTGAAGACCCAGAGCTTCAGCACACTGCGGACGGCGGGCATGCCCGCCATCCAGGCGTTCACCTTCAGCCACCTGAGCCGTGATCCGGAGAGCGACGCCCTGACCTACGACAGCTATCAGGAAGCGCTGGCGGAGGAGCTGGACCGGCTGAACGGGGTCAGCGAGGAGATGCCGCTGAAGGAAGACCCGACGGTTAACCCCACGTCCAACGATGGCATTGCCGCCACGGCGGAAGTGGAAGAGAGCGGGAGCAAGCCCTCCGGAGACGGCGGGAAAGGCAGCTGGGCCATCTGCCCGGTGTGCGGGAAGCGGTTCCAGAAGAAGGAAGCGAACCAGGTGTACAGCTCCATCGCCTGCGCGAACAAGGCCCGGAGGAGTACGCCCCGATACGGGGGGATGACGGTTGGCCGGTAAAGAGGCGGACATCTACGGACCGTGCGACCGGGCGATACAGGCCATGAACCGGGAGAACCTGGAAGCCTTCGGGCGGCTGAAGACGGCGCGGTTCGACCAGATCGACCTGATCCGGACAGTGACGGAGCTGTACCGGAAAGCCAGGAAGCGGGCGAGGCAGCACTACTACGAGGAAGCCTTCGAGGTCTACCTGCTGATGATGGCCATGCTGGGACGGAAGCCAAAGGACGCGGCGAAGATGGCGGACAAAGCCATTGACGGCGCGTGGGTGGACGGGCTGCTGAAAGAGACCGACCCGGTGACCCTGTACCAGTTCGACACGGAGATGGAGCGCAAGGCCCAGCGGCTGATTGAGGCGCTGGGTGTCGTGGCGGCCGGGAGCGTGATGGGCAGGTACGTGACGCCGGGAATGGTCATCGACCGGGCGCTGAAGGACTGGAGCCGCCAGACGGGGCAGTACGCCATCGACGTGACGGACGCGGCCATGATTCAGGCACTCCAGGACGACGGGCAGGAAGGCGCTTTCTGGGTGAGCCAGAAGGACGGCCGGGTGTGCCACGAGTGCCGGGAACTGGACGGAAAGTGGTTCCCACTGGACGAGATTCCAATCAAGCCGCACTGGGGATGCCGGTGCAGGTTGAGGCCGGGAAGCAGACCGGCGTAAGCGGTATCCACGGGCGAGACGCCCGTTGATATATACGGAGGGGCAGAGAAGCCGCTCCCAAAAACAAATTTCGCTGCGGGTGGGAGATCGACCCAAAGAAAATAAAGCGCAAACACAAGTGTCAGAGAAGACGATAAAACGCACAGGAGGAACGGAAGCATGTTCAGGAATCGGAATGGGTATTGGATGACACCCGCTTTCTTCAATCTCTTCCCGGAAGGCGGAGAGGGCGCTGGCACGGACGCCGGAGCCGGGGACGCCGGAGCCGGGGATGAGGGCGGCACTGGCACTGGCACTGGCGCTGATGGCGCTGATAGCGGCGCTGAGGAGAAGGACGAAAGCAGGGACGTAAACGCGGAGATTGCCCGGCTGAAGGCGGATCTGGCGAAACAGAAAGCCGCCCTCGACAAGGCCACGAAGGAAGCTGGGGACGCTCGGAAGGAGCTGCGGAAGCGGCAGAGCGCTGAGGAGATCGCCGCAGAGGAGAAAAAGGCGCAGGAAGAAAAGGCGGCACAGGAGATTGAGGAACTTCGCCGGGAAGTTGCCCGGACGAAGGCAGTGAAGTCTGTGATGAGCAAGCTCGCCACGGATGAGGAAGTCTCCGGGAAGATCGCCGAGTACCTGTACGGCGCGGAGGACGTGGACGCCGCGCTGACGGAAATCCAGCGGGCGTGGAGCGCAAAGGAAAAGGCCCTGCGGCTGGAATTTGGAAAGATTCCAGGCCCCGGCGCGGGAAGCGGCGAGGATGACGAGGAACGCAAGGCGCTGGAACTGGCGAAGACGCTCGGAAAGGACCGGGCCGGAACGTCCAATTCGCTTTCTGGCCTGAAAAGCTATATGCGGTAACGCAAACCAGGAACGAAAGGAGCGAAAGCAAACATGAAGTACACCGAAACCAACATTGGCGGAAGCGTGGAAATTCTCGCTTCCAAGGACTTTCAGGCGATCCCGATCAAGGTCGCCACGCCTTCCGGCGAGGGTGTGACCACCACCATCGTGAAGGCCGGTACGCCCCTGACGGCGGCTGGCGCTTCCACCACGGGCGCGAATGCTGTGGGCGTCCTGCTGTATGACGTGGACACCGCCGAGAATCCCAACGGCGCCGCCGTCGTGCAGGGCATCATCAACGCCACCAAGGCGCAGGCCCACAGTGGCGTGACCTACGCGGCCGCCCTGTACACCGCGCTGCCCGGCGTGGTTTTCCGCACCAACATCGGTGTGAACGCTTAAGGAAGGAGGACTGACAGATGAATCTGACTGAATTTCGGAAGCTCGTAAGCCCAAAGGCGGTTGCCGCCAACTGGAATGAGTATGTGGCGGGCCGTGAACCAACCATCGGACAGACCCTGTTCCCCGCGAAGAAGAAGGCCGGTCTCGACCTGAGCTGGTTCAAGGGCAACAAGGGCCTGCCTGTCACCCTGATGCCCAGCGCGTTCGACGCCAAGGCCACCTTCCGTGACCGGCCCGGCGTGGCGAAGCTGGAGAGCGAGATGCCCTTCTTCCGTGAGGGTTTCAAGATCAAGGAAATCGACCGGCAGAACCTCCTGCGGGCGCTGGACAGCAACGACCCCTATGCCAGGGAAATCATCGCGCGGGTGTTTGACGACGCCCAGAACCTGATCGACGGCGCGAACGTGGTCCCGGAGCGGATGATCATGCAGCTGCTGTTCCCGGATTCCGGCAACATGGGCATCGGCATCAAGGCGAATGGTGTGGACTACACCTACGACTACGACCCGGCCGTGAACGGCGTGAGGTCCTGGAAGAGCTCCAACTACTTCGCGCTGACCAACAACGCCGCCTGGGACCAGGTCGCCACGGCCGACCCCTTCGCGGACATCCAGACCGCCAAGGACGCCGTCGCGGCCAAGGGTGGCATCTCCAAGTACGCGATGATGAACACCACCACCTTCCGGCTTCTGCGGAGCGTGAACGCGGTGAAGAACCGCTTCCTGACCACGAACGGCCTGAGCGTTGGCTACCTGAGCGACAAGGACATCGCGAACGTCATCAAGGACACCATGGAGCTGTCCGGGCTGATCATCTACGACGGCCAGTACAAGGATGAGAACGGTACCGCCCACAAGTACGTGCCGGATAACTACGTGAGCATCCTGCCGGACGGCGCCCTAGGCAACACCTGGTACGGCACGACCCCCGAGGAAGCCGACCTGATGGGCGAAGCCACCGCCGAGGTGAGCATCGTGAACACCGGCGTCGCGATTACCCAGATCGTGGATCCCCATCCCGTGAACGTGAACACCTTCGCCAGCGAGATTGTCCTGCCCAGCTTCGAGCGGATGGACGAAGTCGCGGTCATCAAGGTGAAGTAATCTGGCGAACCCGGAGGCGCGGACATCCCGCCCTCCGGGAGCTCCAGCGAAAGGAGGCACCGGATTGAAGGTTCGCGCGAAATGGAACATTAAGGACGAAAACGGATGGCACTTTACGGGCGAGGAGTTCGAGGCCAAAGACCCGGCGGCGCTGGGCGAGGCGGTGGAACCCGTGAAGGGGACGGCCCCTGACGCAGACGAGGCGGCGGAGAAGCCCGCCCGTAGGAACACCCGGAAGAAGGACAACTGAGTCCGGAAAGGAGAACGGCAGGATGACGGTTGAGGACAAGCTCAGACGGCTGCGGGTCATGACGGAAGACCCGCTGACGCCGGAAGAAGAGCGGGAGGACGACGAAGTTCTGCTGGTCTTTCTGGACATGGCGGCGGAAGCCGTGCTGAAGCGGATGTACCCGTACGTGGAGAACTACGAGGGAATGGAAGTGCCAGACAAGCACAGCCAGGCCCAGGTCAAGATCGCAGCATACCTCATGAACAAGCGGGGCGCGGACGGCGAAATCCAGCACATCGAGAACGGCACGCACCGGAACTACGGGGACGCGGACATTCCCGACAGCATGCTGAAGGACATTGTGCCGTACGTGGCGGTCATCCGGTAAGGCGGTGGAAGAATGAAACTGCTGAGACGGAACACCACGATTTTCCAGTACCTGCCGCCGACGGGCGAGGAAAGCGACCTGAACGAACTGGGAGAGCACACCGGGGAGTATCACCCGGTGTACGGCGAACCGGTGCGGTACAGGGGCAACATCTCCACCCCAAGCGGCAAGGTGAACCAGACCTTCTACGGGCTGGACAAGCGGTACACCCACACGCTGGTGATGGACAACCCACGGGCGGACATCCGCGAGAACGGAAAAATCCTGTGGCGGGACAGCACCTACGAGGTGGTGGCGGTACGGGACAGCCTGAACATCCTGAGCGTGGCGCTGAGACGGGAAACCGACAACAACGGGGAACCGTACGAGGAGGCGGCGGACGATGAGCCTGATCCTGAAGACGATTGATATCCCGCTGAGCAAGAGCGGGATTAATCAGGCGATTAAGGAGATTTACCGCTTCCGGGACGCGCTGATCGAAACGCTGAACGCGTTGATTAAGGCGCTGGCCGAGTCCGGTGCTGAAATCGCGAGAGTACAGGTCGCGGCCATGGACGCTGTGGATACAGGACAACTGGAGCACAGCATTCAAGGAAGTTTTAACCCGGAGACACGGACAGGCGTTATTGTGGCGGACTGTCCGTACGCCATATACGTGGAGTACGGCACTGGTCCTGTTGGCGAAGAGTCACCGCACCCGGAACCGGATACGTCCGGGTGGGCGTACAACGTCGGCGAGACGATTCACCAAAACATTCAGCACCCTGAATGGGGCGTTGGATGGTGGTATCCGGGTGATGATGGAAAGTATCACTGGACGAACGGGCAACCCGCAAGGCCGTTTATGTACAACACGCTGGCATGGCTTGAGGAAGAGGCTGAAAGCATGGCTTCCACCATGTGGAACCAGATGTAAAGGGGTGATGGAGGGTGATCGATTTCGAAACAGCGATCTTTAACAAGGTCTATCCCTCCGTGGCTCCGCTGTGCGCCAAGAACGGCTTCCGTAGCACACCCCCCACTACTCTGAGCAGTTTCCCGACGGCGGTGCTGTACGAGATGAGCAACACCACGGACACCCGCAGACGGGGAAATGGGCTCGTTGAAGAATACGCCATCGTCGCGTACCAGGTGCATGTATTCGCGCAGAGCCGGGAGAAATGCCGGGAGGTTTTCTCCGCACTGGACGAGGCGATGACCGGCATCGGATTCATGCGATTTTCCGGAACCTACACCCCGAACATGGGGAACACGAAGGTTGTGGAATATATCGCGCGATACAGGGCGGAGATCGACCGGAACGGCGTGATCTACCGCCACACATAATCCAAAGAGAAAGGAATGAAGCAACATGGCAGACGAAGTTGTTCAGGGCATCAGCACTTATCAGACCTACCTGATGTACCGTACCTCTTCCAGCGGCACCTACTCCAAGCTGATTGATATCACCAGTTTCCCGGATCTGATTCCTCCGGCGGAGCGGATTGATATCACCACGCTGAGCGACTACATGCGGAAGTACATCAAGGGCATCGGCGACACGGCCGAGCAGACCTACGGCGCCAACTACACCCCGGCGAACTTCGCGGCGGTCAAGGCGTGCGAGGGCCATCAGTATGACTACGCCCTGTGGTTCGGCGCGACCGGCGACCCGGGCGAGGAGACGCCGGACGGCCACTACGGCAAGTTCGAGTGGACCGGCGATGTCTCTGTTGGCGTCAACGGCGGCGGCGTGAACGAGGCGGTGGGCATGACCATCACCGTGACGCCCAGCACCGTCATTAAGCCGGTGATGCCTACCTGATGCCAAGCGGTACATGATGAGAATTCCCCGCCCAGCTCAGTACGGGCAGGGCGGGGGTTTTCATATAAAAACGCCCATGGGGCGATAAAAGGAGGAGCCTAAGATGGCAGACAAGGAAAAGGATTTCACGAAGCTGGTTGTGCGGGACGAGAAGGGGAACAAGTACACGCTGGAGTTTAACGCCAGGGTGGTCAAGAACATGGAGCGGAACAATTTCAAGGTGGACCCGGACTATCCGAACACCATGATTGACGAACTGTTCACCGGCGCGTTCCAGATGCACCACAAGGGCATGAGCCGGGACCGCATCCGGGAGATCTGGAATATCCAGAAGAATAAGGATGACCTCCTGGGCGTGCTGACCAAGCTGTACATGAAACCCCTTGAGGCGCTCATGGAAGAGCCGGAAGGCGCGGAAGACGCCGACCCTACGTGGGAGACCGTCTGACCGAGGAGGAACAGACGGAGCCTGAAACGATGGGCGAGGCGTTTGACCGACTCTTTCCGGAATATCTGGTCATGGGCATGACCCCTGAACAGTACTGGGACGGGGAGAACGGGCTGAAGAAAGCCTACCGGACGGCGTACCGGACGCGGATGCGGAACGAGGAACGCATCCGGGACCAGGCCGCGTGGCTTCATGGCGTGTACATCCGGGACGCGCTGATGAGCGTGGCGTTGCTGGTAAACGGATTCGTGCCGAAGGGGGCGAAACCGACGGAGTATCCGAACAAGCCCAGACTGGAAACCTATGAGGAAGAAGAGCGGGCGGCCAAGAAGGCTACCGCTCAGAAAAAACGGGAAGAGAAGCAGATGCAGCTGGCAATGGCCATGTTCCAGAGTATGGCTGCCGACTTCAACAAGGGATTTGAGCGGCGGCAGAAGGAGAAGGAACGGGCAGGAGCCATCGCAACCTGACTTTTTCAGGCGCGGTAACGGGAAGGAGGAGAACCGCAATGGCAGAAGTGGGTGTCCTGAATCTACAGATTCACGACAATTCCGCGAAGGCGGCAGAAGGTCTTAACAGTCTCGCTACCGCTCTTGAGAGAGTGAGGGACGTTGTTGGCCAGGTCACGGGCCTTGGCAACGTCGCAAAACAAATTGAAAAAATCTACAAAGCCGTAAACGGACAAGATTCCGGCAGCAAGTCGAATGGGCTTGAAAAGATGGCTACCGCAATGGAGCGTGTTCAGCACTCCGTTGGCGATGCTGAAGGCAAGTTCAGAGAAGTCAGCAGCCGAATGGTTGAAATGGAACAGGGAGCCGAAAAACTCGCCGGGAAAATGGGCGAAGTTGACGAGGCTGTAACAAAATTCGGCAAATGGCAGTTTGGCGATGCTGAAGAAAAATTTAAGAAGATGTTTGAGTACCTGAACGCCATGCGAATGAGCCGGTCGCTTGGTGGAGCCGGGTACACAGAGCGCGGATGGACACAGCCAGTTCAGGTTCCATACAAGATCTCAGATGAACTTATTGGCGAAAAGCGTACATGGAACCCGGAATCCAGAGCATGGGAGAGTTCCGGATACACGCAGGAAGACCTTGCGGCAAGAATGCAGGAAGCAGCCGACGCCGCTACGTATATGCAGGAAGCCATGTCTGAAAACAATGCTGAAACAGAAAGGACTGAAAGCATTGTAGACAGGGTCAAAGACGCTATGGGAGAGTTTGGTGAGATCGTTAAAGATATCGCGTGGATGGTGGACGAAGGGAATCTTGGAGAGGACCTTTCTAACTGGCTGTCAGGTCTGACGAGACCGCTTGGGAACCTGATGAAACAACTTGGGCGCGTCGCCAAGATGCGCATGCTCCGGGCTGTTGTGAAAGAAGTAGCGGCAGGACTGAAAGAAGGCGTACAGAACGTCTACGAGTATTCAAAGGCGGTGGGCGGATACTTCGCTCCGGCTATGGACAGCGCAGCCAGTTCTCTTCTTCTGATGAAAAACTCAATAGGCGCCGCAGCGGCCCCTGTAATTTCAGCACTTATTCCGTATCTGCAAACGGCGGTGAACTGGTTCGTCACGCTGATTAACTATGTCAATCAGTTCCTGGCGTTGCTCACTGGAAAAAGCTCATGGACAAAAGCCATCGAGACGCAGACAGACGCGTTTAAGAATGCAAGCAAAGGCGCAAAGGGCGCAGACAAGAACATTAAGGAATTACTTGCGGACTGGGACGAACTGAACATCATCCAGAGCGAGAGCGGCGGAGGAAGCGGCGGCGGTGGTGGCGGCTCTTCTACTGACTACAAAAACATGTTTGAGGAAGTCAGCCAGTTTGATGAGACGCTTAAGCGCAGCATGGCGTTCATTGAGGAACATATGGGCGGCATCAAGCAACTCGCCATTGACATTGGCGCTCTCGTTCTTGGTTGGATGATCAGCAGCAAGTTCAGCGGCCTTCTTGGGAAAATTGGCTCTCTGCTGGTCGGATATCACGCGCTAAAACTTGGCATTGAATTGTCCTATGGTTCTGGATTTGAAGCAGGGAAAAAAGGCGGATTTGACGGCCAAGACCTTTTGGGCGCTATTGGCGGGGCGATTGCAAGCGCCGTTGGCGGATACTTCCTGCTTGGCCCGGCTGGAATCGTTATCGGTCTTGGTGTAAGTGCTATTGTTACTCTGACTGGATACATTCAGGGAGAAAGAGACGCGGCGGACGCACTCAGGTGGGGAAGCACATCACTTACGCCGGAAGAGATTGAGGAGTACGTCAAAAAGTCATTCACATTCAATATTGAAGCGAGAATCAACACGCTGGACGCGGTTATCGAAGACGAAAGTGCCAAGCGGAATCTGCTGAATGAATCCATCTCAAACTTCAGCGCAAGTCTGGACAAGATTTCTCTTGGTGTTGACAACAGCCCGGCGGCCGTCGCGGACGCGGCTGACAAGGCCAAGGCCGTCATCGACATGGTGAACGATGAGATCAAAGTGAGCCAGAAGACCATCCAGGTTCTCACAAAGATCAATCCAATAACAGACGCGAACGGCACGGATATTACAAGCAGTTTCCTGTCCGACCTGAACAGCGCCGATTCTCAGTTGACACAGTACTTCAACGGGCTTGGACAGCAGATCGCCAATCTGATTGACAGGGGCCAGAAGACGCAGTGGGCAAACAATGAAGCCGAGATGGCGCTTGAGCTCATGCAACACGAGCAGAACATCGTTGACCAGGCCAACCGGAACAAAATCAACCGGGACTTCCAGGTTGATTCCGAAATGGGATTGGCTGGCATGACGAGGGAGAACGCGCAGGAAACGTTTGAACGGCAGAAAGCGCTGATTGATGAATACAAACAGAAGACGGAAACCGCATACGCGGAGGCTATCAAGGACCTGTACTGGAGGGCCGACCTCGCCGATGCCGCCGGGCTTAAGGACGCAAAAGGAAACCCGTTAAGTCAAGCGTACTTGAACCAAGCAAAAGCGCTCGAAGAGCAGGTAAAGAACGGTGATATTTATAACGAACTAAACGAATCTGTAAAACTTATTAAATCCAAGTGGGCGGAGGCGCTTAAGAATATTTATGGGGAACGCCTTGGCGAGTCCGCAGACTTAGACATGACATTTTCTTATCTTTGGAATGACTGGTTCTACGGTGGCATGACGGAATTCGAAAAAAACATATCCAATAAATATTCGAAATTTGGCGTAGACACCGCCGTAGAAGCAATCAAATCGTATTTTGACGGTTCGCTTGAATCAGCCGACCCGAGCGGCATTATGCGTGGCGTTATGGATGAGTTCGGGATGACCATCTTCGACCTCGCAGACCAGGAAGTAAAGAACAGCCTTGCGGAGCATGTTGGAAAAGCAACCGGAGACAAGGAGGCAACGCGCCTGATTCTTCAGGGGCTTGGCATTACGGGCGAAGCCCTGACAACCGCTCTTCGGTCGGCGTTTGATGACGATGAAGGAATCGCGAAAGCAACGAGGGACGCGATTCTCGATTCGATGTTCGATAACAAGTGGAACGAACTTGGTCCGGAAGAGTTCAGGAAACTTGTAGAACAACTCAAGTCAGAGTTTGGCGACTACGCTGTGAACGATGCCTTGAGCGAACTGGACATTCCACCAGCCGACCTCGAGGTTCCTGTTGGAGACGTAAACCTTGTGCAGGACGAAGTAGAAGTCTCGACGGAAGATGCAAAACTACAAACCAACGTGGACATGGAAGTATTTGAGAATGCCGCCATGGCGGAGGGAAGCACCACTGTCAGCGACGTGGCTACGGAGGACGTGAACCAGGCGAAGACGGTGCTGGAGAGCATGAGCGCGGTGGAGGCTGGCGCACCGAACATGACGTGGTTCAACAGCGTGCTTAGCGGCATGGTTAGCCGGGCGTGGGCGGCCGCTGACAGCATCAGGGAAGCAATGAGCAGCATCGGGATCAATGTCGGCGGCGGCAGCGGAAGCCACGGATTTATGGTGAACACGAACAGCAGCGGTAGCGGCGGGAGTCACGGATTTGCAAGCGGCGGATTCCCACGGAGCGGTGACCTGGTCATGGCGAACGAGAACGGGCAGTTTGAGATGATGGGGCAGATGGGGCATCAGCCGGTCATCGCGAACAACCAGCAGATTGTGGAAGGCATCAGCCGGGGCGTGAGCCAGAGCAACAGCGGCATGGAGAGCAGGCTGAGCAATATCGAGACGTTGCTGAACCGGATCGCCGGGAAGGAGTTCACGGCAAAGGTGGTGCCGAGCAGCAGTCTTGGCCGGAACAACCGGCAGAGCGAGCTGGCGTACAGCCGGGTGAGCGGATAAGGAGGGAAGCGCAGTGTGGCTGACATACACGTACGAGCTGGGGCTGAAGGTCGGGAGCACGGCGCTTCCAGACCCGAAGGCCTGGAACTACCAGGTAGGAGACCTTGACACGAGCGGAAGCCGTGACGCAACCGGATGGCTGCACCGGGCGCGGGTGGCCCAGAAGATTAACTACGAGTTTGAGTGGGAGGCACTGGAGTGGGAAATGCTCCAGCGGATCCTGACAGCGATTTCCGGGGACAGGTTCACCTTTACGGGGCCTGACCCACGGACGTTCAAAGGCACGTACACGGGGACGTACTACGTGGGGGACCGGACGGGCGGGACACATTATTACCGGCCGGACAGTCAGGAAATTGCCATTTACAGCCTGAAGCTCAAATTCATCGAGTACTGAGGAAAGGAGGGCGGAACGTGTACGCGGTCAGCGACCAGTTTCACCAGGCGGTCCGGAACGGGAACAAGCAGAAGGTGATGCTGATTTTTCCGGACGCGGTGTTCACGGACGAGGACATCAACGTGGAGACCGGGATCGAGTTTCACGATTACTTCAATCTGGAGGACGACATCAGCATCGGGCAGACGCCTAGCAACGAGATCAGCTTCAGCCTGTTTAACGACTACAAGTTCCTGAACAACTATGGTTTCGGTGACTTTCTGGCGACCATCGGGGTGTATCTGGACGAGACGGAATACGAGATGCGTGGAAACACGACCATGCGGACCGTATACGCCTCCTACGCAGGGAAGAACGACCCTCCGTACCTGACGCGGAACGAGCGGGCAGTGGACGCGCCTCCGGGCTTTCCAGTGGCGAGCCTGATGGGATACGACGGGAAGGTGTGGGCGTTTTCCTCCGACGGGCAGTACGCGGTGTACAACGACCATACGGGGGAGAATATCACAAGTTCTAATCCGGTGAACGCGTTCATGCGGGACAAGAGCAAGGACTGGGTCGGGCGGGGGCTGTTCTACAACAAGAGCAGCCGGATGCTGATGACCTACGACGCGGACGGGATGCGGAGACGGTACGAGTTCTGCCCGCTTGGCTGGTTTGTCGGGGAGCGGCCAAACGCGCCGGACAAGATTGAGATCGGCATGACGTGCTACGACCTGATGCAGCGGTTCGACATTGACATGCCGGACACGAAGACGCTGGGCATCAGCTACCCGGTGAAGATCGGAACCCTGTTCCAGAAGATGTGTGATTACGTAGGTCTTCCATACCGGACGGCCAGTTTCATCAACAGCAACGCCACCGTGGACAGCGAGCCGGAGGACTTTGGGAACAGCACCATGCGGACGGTGCTTGGGTGGATCGCCGAGGCGGCGGGAAGCAACGCGCGGATTGACCGGGACGGATACGTGGTGATGGACTGGATCCGGAACACGGCGCAGAGCTACGACGAGAGCGGATACTACGAGTTTGAGCCGTACTGGTACCAGACGAAGCGGGTGACCAAACTGTACTGCAGGGACACGACGGACTCCAAGGAGAGCACAGTCGGGAGCGGGAGCGAGGGATACCTGATTCAGGACAACCCGCTTCTGCGGTGAGAAAGAAGGTGATAACGTGGCCAAGGCCAACCTGAACGACATTTACAGCCGGGTGAGCGGGATCGCGCAGTACCACCCATACACGGCGGACACGGCGGCGGACTGGTCACTGGAAGCCGGGGACACCGTCACCGTGAGCCGTGACGGGACGAGGTACACAAGTCCGGTGCACGCGGCCACCATCAAGTGGAACGGAAAGCAGAGCGTGACGCTGGAGAGCAACGGGAGCCGGGAGCGCGGCCCTGTGGCGAAGATGAGCGCACGGTCCTACAACTACGGGAACGGCGGCGGGAACTCGTACCGTGGCGGCGCACGGAAGAACACGGAAGACCAGAAGAAGTTTACAGAGCTCTTCAAGAACGACGATGAGATCGGACTCCGCGCGACAAATCTGGAGAACGAGAATGAGGAACGGAAAGCCGAGATCAAGGTCACAGCGGACAACATTAACGCAGAGGTCAGTAAACGGAAGAAGGGCGACGCGGAGCTGAAGGCATCGATCAAGATCGAGGCGGACAGGATCAGCCAGGTGGTTGAGTCTGTCGGCGCGGACGGGAAGGTGACGGCGGCGTCCATAGTGGCGGCGGTGAATAAGTCCGGGAGCAGCGTGGCGATTAGCGCAGACCATATCATGCTAAGCGGCACCACAACGCTCAATAATATCATGAGCGTAACCAGCGGGGCGGTGCACATCAACAAGCCGCTGTTTGCAGATGGCTCGTACGCAGATTTCAACGAGATCAGGATCCATGGCTCCAAATTTACCGTGAACGAGGCGGTTGGCGATTACATGATCAAAAGCGCAAGCGTAAGCGGGAATGTGCTGACGCTGACGAAGTTCAACGGGGAGAAGGTAACTTTTAGCAAAGCCACTACACTGAGCGGGGCGTGGAGTGGCGGAAAATACACGGTAACCGCGAAACAGGGAACAAAGGCCGTAGAGACAGACTGGACGCAGCTGATGACCGGCGAGGTGAGTGGGTCCACCCAGTGGGCCGGAAACACCGCGTTTATCAGCCTGAAGGCATCCACGAAGGGCGCTTCCGGCATGCAGGACACGGGGCGAGTCATCAGCCTGAATTGCCAGGCGATCTATGACGCGGGAGCCAGGAGCGTTGGCCATAACCCAACGGCGACGATTACGGAGGTCACAAGCTCAACCAGCCATATCCACGGGAGCTCACTCGGGTCCTACAGCGCAGCCAGCGTGAAAGGGCGCTGGATCCTGATTGACGCTAAATGCGGCGGCAAGACAAACTCTTACTATATCTACATTAGTTAAGGAGGACGCATGAACAAGTTAGCGGAGATCGCGGAGCAGGTGGAAGAGGTATATGAGCGGTTGCAGGGACTGGACATGCCTATGAAGCCAGACAACGCGGAGATTATGTGCGGCGTATTCGGGCTTCTGGCGTGCGCTTATCGGGCACTGACGGCGAAGGAGGAACCCGAGACGGAGGAGGCGCCCGAGGCGAAGGAGGAGACCGAGACGGAGGAGGTGAAACCGGATGTTTGACTTGGACCACATGACCATCACGATGTCCATCGGTGACACGGGGGCTGTGTACGTACGGGGCGTAGGATACGACTTCTCGGAGAACGACCGGGCTGTGTTCACGGTCCGCACGCCGAACGGCGGACTCATGATTGAGCGGGAATACCAGATGGATGAGAACGGCGGATTTATCCTCTGCTTCCACAACGCGGACACGGAAGGGTACCCGGCAGGCACATACAGCTGGGATGTGCGGTACGTGATTAACCCATACCGGGACGAGACAGGCGCCATCGTGGACGGAGACCAGGTGATCACCCCTTATCCGCCGCAGAGCCTGATTCTGCAACGGACCGTCGGGACGATATAAAGAGGGAGGAACGAACATGGCAGATAATACGGAATCCAGCATTCAGCAGCTCGGTATCCCGGAGATCAGTATGGATCTGTCCGTGTCCCAGGTGACGACACAACCGACAGACCCAACACTGCGGAATAGCGGGCAACCTGCCGACGCGAAGGCGGTTGGAGACAGATTCAGCGAAACCGACGAAAGCATCGCCGACCTTGGCGCGGACGTGGCGGAGATTTCCTCCGCGCTTGCGTCACTGGCCACGCGCGTGTTTGTGGAGTCGCTGTTCCCGGTTGGGAGCGTTTACGCGACCTCCGGAAGCGGAGTACCGGCGGATATGCCAGGGACATGGGAGGAGATTAAACTTCCACTGAAGTGGGGAGACGCAAACAGCGGAGACAGAAGCTATGTATCCGGAACGGGCGCCGGTAATCTTCATTTCTGGATGCGGACGGCGTAAGGGAGGGGATAGAGCATGGCAAAGCAGACAACGAACTACGGCCTGACAAAACCGGAAGCCGCGGACACCATTGATGCCAGCGTCCTCAGCGAGAACATGGACAAGATTGACACCGCCCTGCACGGCGTGGACGGGGAGGCGGTGCGGTTCACGTCGCAGACGCTTGGGACGGATCAGCGGAATCAGGCACGGGAGAACATCGGCGCGGCGGCGGAAGCCGAGGTGGTCAAAGTTGTGTCCCAGACGTTGACGGACGCGCAGAAGAGCGCCGCCAGAACCAATATTGGCGCAACAGGCACAGGGGACGCCGTGCTGGTGGCGGAACAGAGCCTGACAGCGGCTCAGAAACAGCAGGTTCGGGAGAATATCGGGGCCGTTGGGACAGACAGTGCCGTGACCGTTGCGGAGCAGAATTTCAGTGCGGCGCAGCAGACGCAGGCACGAGCAAATATCGGCGCCATTGGCAGCGCGGACGCGGTGCTGGTGGCGGAGCAGACACTGACGGAGGACCAGAAGGCGCAGGCGAGAGCCAACATCGGAGCACTTGGTTCTGGAGATGTTGCTCAAACATTAGAGAACGATACCGTTAGAATGACAGATGGGTCACCAATATATGTCGAAAGGCTTGGTGATATCGTAACGCTAACAATTAATATTACAACGAAAGCAACAATAACCGCATGGTCGGAAATCGCAACAATACCAGAAAGGTATAGACCGACTTCGATGGTTTTTTTCGCGAACGTATTTCCAGGCAGCATGTGGGTAGGTTTTTCCTTGAATAGCGCAGGGGTTATTCAACCCTCGCTTGAAATTCCGAGCGATTACGCAATATGGGCAACTGTGACATATATTGCCAGGAACAGAAACTGACCAAACCGTTGGCACGAACATCATACAGAATGCGAAATAAACAGCGGGATGGAATGAATTATGGCTGAGAATCACATTATTCCCGCATATTACAGCGGCAGAGGCATCTGCCAGAGCGTGGAGTAAGGTGCAAGGAGCGTGGCGACGATGGGCAAAAGGATTCAGAAGCTTCAGATGAAAAACATTGGAAGCCGGACGATTGACCTTGGGTTCGTTGGGGAGAACATTCACACTCATATCGTCATCGACTGCGGCGAGGTACTACGGGACTATCCGGATGCGACGGTCACGATGCAGGCCAGACCACCCGGCGGCGACATGTACGAGCCGGAGACCGTTGTGGACGGGAGCCGTGTCGTGTGGGAAGTGCAGGCCAACGATGTGGAAAGCCCTGGAGAGGGACGGTACCAGCTGAAGTTTGTGAGCGGGAACGAAATTATCAAGAGCGCAGTCGGGTCATACAGCGTCCGGAGAAGCCTGCGCGTCACTTCGAACGAAGGGAGATGAGTGAACAGTGGGAAAACGCATTATTAACGTTGAGCTAAAGAACCTGTCCAGCAAGACACTGAACATCGGGTACGTCGGTGAGAATGCTCACACACAGGTAGTCATCGACTGCAACGAGGTGCTGTGGGACTATCCGAACGCGGTGGCGGAGATGACGATTCAGCCTCCGACCGGACCGGTGTATCCGTGTACTGTGACCCGGGACGAGAACAACATCGTGTGGGACGTGACTGGGAGCGACCTCGTGTACGCCGGGCGCGGACAGGTTCAGCTGACGTTTACGAATGACGGGGAGATCGTCAAGAGTGCAATCGGGAGCACGAGTGTAAGAGAGAGCCTGGAGGCTACTGGAGAGGCGCCGGAACCGCTGGAGAACTGGATGGAGCAGGCGGAGGAGAAGGCGCGGGAGATGGCGCAGGAAGCTGCTGACGCAATGGTGGAGGACTTGAGCGAAGCAAAGGATGCCGCTATTGCCGCGATTCAGGCGAAAGGGGAAGAAACCCGCGCGTCAATTCCGGATGATTACAGCGATCTGAGCGACAGCGTAGCTTCATTAAAAACGGATTTAGACGATACGAATACAGAAATGAACCGGAAGTCCGACTGGGATTCCGTATACAAAAACAAGGAAGCGTCCGGGAACCCGATGGAAGTGGAAGATGCTGTGGCGTCTCCACTGAAGAAGATGGTTATCGGGCTGGAACCAAAGCAGGATCTGAACGGGTATGATAAGCCTTGGATTGGGGGGACCGGGAAAAATCTGCTTGAAAATACTGCCACAACACAAACGATAAGCGGCGTGACTTTGACTGTCAATAAAGATGGAACAGTCGTATGCAATGGTACGTCAACTGCTGGTATATCATTTAACGTTCACGTTGATATCAGCACGTTGACTGTCGGAGCATCCTACATCCTAAGTGGTTGCCCGAGTGGCGGTGGAGCATCGACTTATAAGATGGACATTCATTGTAGCGGTGGTTATCATACAGACACCGGTAATGGGGTCACGTTTACATATGCAGAATTAGCAAGCGGTACAGAAGATGTGAGAATCGTTATCTATAGCGGCGTTACTTGTAATAATCTGACATTTAAGCCCATGCTCCGCCTCTCCACAGTCACAGACTCCACCTTCGAGCCCTACGAAAACATCTGCCCTATTACCGGCCGGACAGGGGTGAAAGCTACAAGGACGGGGAAGAATCTGTTTGACAAAAACGCTGAAGGCAACGTTGTTGGAATGTATTTATCCATAAAAACTGGGGGTCTTGTGGTAAGCGGAAGCGGTTATGATACCAGTGATTTTGTCAAAGTCGAACCCGGAAAAAACTATACAGCATCTGGTTTCTCCGTAACTGGGGCAACAGAAGTGTGCTTCTATGATTACAATAAGGAGTTCATCGCTGGAAGCGGGATATCTTCTGCCAACCATACATTCACTGCTCCTGATGGGGCTGTATATCTCAGGTTTGATTATAAACACGCAGACCTTGATGCCGTGCAGCTCGAACTCGGTTCCACCGCCACCAATTATGAACCCTATAAGGGCAAAGTAAGTGAGATAACCTTCCCCTCTGAAGCCGGAACAGTCTACGGCGGTACGGCTACTGTGAATGAGGATGGCACGGGGACGCTGGTGGTGGATAAACAGCACATTATGGGTAAAAACTGTATATGGGTCAAAAACGCGACATATCCGAACACATTTAATGGATCACACACTGGTGTACTGGATAATGAAAACGATGTAACAGGCATATCGTCCGGCTACGTTATGTATGAGTCCAAGAATGTAGCAAAATATGACTATGGTTTCGCTCATGCAAATGCAGGAAAATTAATATATGTAAAAGACAAAGATTACACGGATTTGGAAGATTTTATAGCACATATTGCAGACGTTGATTTTGTCGTTGGTGTCGCCAAACCAATCACCTACACGCTCACAGCCGAGCAGCTCTCCACGCTTGAAGGGCACAATCTGCTCTGGACGGATGGCGATACGCTGGATATTCTGTATCGGACGGACAAGTACATTAACAATGACAGGCAGCTCACCTATGAGACGAAGGCTCCAGGGATTGCCGAGACTGTCGGCCCTGCGGATATGGTTACGATACAGGACGGGGCTGAGGATGTACCGGTAACGAAGCTGACGGTGCAGATGGAGCCGAAGCAGGATCTGCATGGGTATGATAAGCCGTGGGTCGGGGGAGCGGGGAAGAATTTGTTGTATTGCCAATTTGATGGTGGCACGGTAAGCGGTGTTACGTTTGTAAAAAAATACGACGGAACATATTTGTTAAGCGGCACGGCAACCGCTAATATTGGGTCTTTAAAGTTTGTTAATAGTACCGGAGAATTTTTAATTCCAAACACTTCTTATATCCTGTCCGGTGGCAATGCTTCTTCTAAACTTAATATTGCTTTTGACAACGCGTCCATTAGTTATACAGATATTGGAAACGGAGTACAGTTTACAACGCCGAATTCATGGACAAATGTATGGGTATATCCCATAATATTAAAAGATGTTAATACGAATGGAATGATTTTAAAGCCCATGATCAGACTCGCCACCGAACTTGATGCAACCTACGAGCCCTACTCCAACATCTGCCCCATTAGTGGATGGGACAAGGTGAAGGTGATGAGGTGTGGGAAGAATTTGTTTGACCCTAAGACCGCTAAAATGATTAAAATAGCCGCCGATGGCACGGAAAGATACGGCGTTGAATATGATGACTTGCCCGTTGGCGAATACACGATATCCGTCACCTTGTTAAAAAGCAGCACTCAACGTTCAGTCTTTTATAAACTATATGACGGCACTGCATATGGCGATGCCGTAAGAGTTTCTCATAGTGCCGCTGGCCATGCTACGATGACTATTACACAATCAGTGGCAAAAGCGTTTGTTTATCTCGATGTTACGAATGATGATCTTGGCAAACAGACATTAGCCATTGATTTGGCAGTGCAGATTGAACCCGGAGCAACAGCTACAACATACGACCCCCACACCTCAACCACCCTCCCCATCTCCCTCCGTTCCATTACAGGCTCAACCGTCTACGGCGGGACACTGGATGCGGCTACGGGATTGCTGACGGTGGATAGGGCGATCGCAACGGAACACATATTCACTGGTAGTGTTAGCTCAGGTTCGACTATGGGACATTATGTATCGCAGGATGGCACTGGCGCAAAATATTTAGGGAATGATGGAAGCGAAGCTATTTCCAATATGCTCCCCATAGAAAATAGCTATGGTTGGAATGCTCCATATCCTTCCGCACAAGTCGGCGGTGTGGCTGGTCGAATTCGTGTTTACGGTTCGTTCTCAACACTTACTGAGTTCAGAGAGCAATTTGCAGGATTGCAAATTTGCTATCCTCTCGCCACTCCCGTCACCTACCAGCTTACCCCGACCGAAGTTAAGACGCTTCTCGGCATCAACCATATCTGGGCCGATGCAGGGCAGACGGCGGTAACGTATACGGCAGATACGAAGAAATATATTGATGGGCTCATCGCCAATATTCGCAACGCAACGGGGGTGAGTTTCTGATGGCTGACTATCTGGTTACTGGGGAGCAGATGACTGCTATCGCTGACGCTATCCGAGCGAATACGGGAAGCAGTGCCGGAGTCGTGTTTCCAGAAGGGTTTACAAGTACGGTATCAGAGATGATGCATTTTAGCCACAGCGACAGGGCTACGATCTGCAAGAAACTAGTAGAATGGTCTGTGGGAAGTATTATACTTAATGATGGTACGTGCAGGGTGTATGTAAATGACACTGACATGGTGGATGAATACGGAATACCAGCACGAAGCTTTGCGACCGTTGTTGGCTACTATAGTAGCATCATTTACAGTTACCAAAAGGAGGCCCAAGCTATATACGACGTAAAGCCGGATGGTTTAAGCGCGTATGGATCAACCAAATACACTATCAATGACGAAAGTATTGGCTTGTATCCGGCCACCAAATACGAGTTAACAATCGAGGCGACCGCACCGGGAAGCATAACAGATAATGAATCTGAAAAAATGCAAAACAACATCAAAGAATACGTTGCGGCATTGGGTATCGGAGAGGACGCTGTGTGCGCAGATATCTTAGCGGCTTGCAATAATGGAATCGAACAGGCAAAATACGCAACGGCACTCAAAATTAAATACAGATCCAAAACATACACTGACAGATATACCGTGGATTGGAAAGGGTTCTGTGTTGCGGACATCGTAGCCATCGCCAAAAGTGCACTTTAATGAAGTTGGAGGTGGGCACGTGGTGCAGTTTATTGTCGGTTTCTTTGTAGGGGCGCTGGTGGCTGTGTTCATTATGTGCCTTGCCTTTGCGGCGGCGGACGAGCGAAGGGGGAATGATGAATGATTAAAGCAAGTGAGATGATTCGGGCGGCTCCCAAATATATGGGAACGCCTTATTCGAAGCTGGATTGCCAAGCGTTTGTTGAAGCGTGTTTGAAGGATGCAGGAAACAGCACGAACCTTGCCGGGAGCAATGCATGGTATCGGGAGTGCATGAAACACGGCTGGGTCGGGACGCCGGAGGAATGCATCAAAAAGCATGGCGTGATTCCGAAGGGCGTGTTCCTGTTCATCCTGAAGCCGAGCGGAAACGAGCCGGAACGCTACAAGGGGGATGGCATCGGGAACGCAAGCCACATTGGTCTGTACACCTGTGAAACAGGAAAAGAAATGGTCGAGCAGGCCAAGACGGACGGAATTGCGGACGCGGAGCGGTACAACTTCGGAAGCGGTGCGATGCATTCCAGCTCATCCCGTGGATGCGTGTGCACCAGCAAGTTCGCGGGGAAGACGATCAACGGCGGGTGGAACCGCATCGGGATATGGGACCAGATTGACTACGGAATGAATGAAGAAGGGGGCGAGACCGTGCAGGTTACGTATACGGCGGAAGTGATTGACGGGGCGCTTAACCTCAGGAAGAGCAAATCAACCAACGCGGAGCGGATCGCCCAGATCCCTGAAGGGGCAACCGTGTTGGTAACCGAGGAGGACGGAGACTGGAGCAGGGTGACCTATCGGGGTATGGAAGGGTACGTGATGAACAAATACCTGAAAGAGATACAGGTTGCGCCGGAAACTGTCGCGGTTCCAAAGGCGGAACTTGAGAAGATATATGACATCATCGGAGACTGGCTTGGATTGAGGGGGTGATTCCATTGGACAAGCTGACGGGAACGGAGATTAACGGATTCTGGGTCGTGGTGCTGGCTGTGTTCGCTTTCATTGTATTGCTGAACAACGTGATTAAGGCCATCCGGGAATGGAGGCAGCCACAGGACGACCTGGAGCAATGGAGGCGCGACGTGGACACGAAGTTGAGAAACGACAACGAACGGCTGAAGAGCATGGAGGACGGGAACAAGGTGATCTGTCGCGGCATACTGGCTTTGCTGAGTCACGAGATCAACGGGAACTCATCTGAAAAGCTGAAGGCCAGCCAGACGGAAATCACGAACTACCTGATAGACCGCTAAAGCTGGCGTTTCAGGCTCGTTCGGTGTTGAGAATGAGCAAATCATCATCAGAAAAATGTGAGACTTAAAACGGCAAATAGAGCCGTTAGAAAGGGGATCAACATGGATTGGAGAAAATGGCTCAAGGCGGCTTGTATCCGGGCTGTTCGGACGTTTGCAGAAGCGGCTCTGGCGTACATCGGAACGGGGGCTATTGTGCTTGGCGATGTGAATTGGCTTGGTGTGCTTTCCGCTGGCGCATTTGGTGCGGTGACAGCACTGCTGTTGGCGTTGGCGGGTCTACCTGAGGTAGACGAAAAGCTGGAAGAGCGATATCATCCTCCCGAAGAGAAAGGCGAAGGCTGAGGATTGACATGCTGACAGATCGGTGGTAATGTGTGTGAAAAGACACACGGAGGCAACAAAAAAATGAGCGACACGAACGAGATGATGATTCGGGACGAGGAGACCATCACCTGGGCGCAACACGAGAAGGAGATGACCAGGATGGAGACTGCCAATAAGCGGTGGTTCATCTGCTTCCTTGTGGTGCTGTTCATGCTGTTTGGCACGAACGTCGGATGGGTGATCTATGAGAGCCAGTTTCAGGACGTGACGGTCACGCAGGAGAGCGGCTCCGCCCCGAACAACTTCATCGGAAATGATGGAGATATATACAATGGGCAAACAGACAATCAAGATCCGGGTGAAACGGAACGGTAACGGAAACGGGATGTTCAAGCCCTGCGGCACATGCGGCGGAACCGGTGTTGTAAGCGGAAGCAACACCGCAAAGACCCGCACGCGAAGGAAGTGAGCGGGCCTTGCAGAGAGTCAGGCAAGGTATCAGCTCCAACGATGTGATGTGGGCCATTGAGCAATGGACAATCGGACGGAACGGAGAAAGAGACCGCATCATCATGCGCATGTACATGGTGGACGGAATCACTTTCGCCAAGATGCAGGAACGGCTCGACGAGATGGGGTACGAGCTGAGCATCGACCAGATTAAGAAGATTGTCCGCAGACGGAAGGAAGAACTTTTCAGACATCTATAAGACAGGCACGAGCCGGGACGAAAGGTCCCGGCTTTTTTTGTGCCTTTTTTTTGGCACGAAAGATACCCGAAAGACCCCCTTGCGGTCACTCGAAGAAATGACTGAAAACATTGAAAATAAAGGCAAAGGAAGGGAGGCACGGAACGATGACAGACGTGAAGTACCGGAAGAACGTGGACAGAATCATGACGGAGACTGGCATCAACGAGGAAACCGCGATGGCCATGCTGCTTTTGACGGCGACGCTGATGGACCTTTGCCCGTGGGACTCGGAGGCGGCGGACATCGTGATATCCGACTGCAAGAGGACAAGGAATGTGGATCTACGCGAATCCGAACCCTGTGCGGGATGACGAGCCGGACTGCGTTGTCCGGGCGCTGTCTATCGTCACTGGGAAAAGCTGGTACGAGACGCACCGGGAGCTGTGCGAGATGAGCCGGGAGATGGGAACCATGCCGAGCGTGAACTGGCTGTGGGGCCTGTGGCTGAAGCGGCGTGGGTTCCGTGAGTTTCACCTGCCGGAGAGCTGCCCGGAGTGCGTGACGGTAATGGAATTTTGCAGAAGGTTTCCGGCGGGGACATATGTCATCGGAACCGGGAGCCACGCGGTGGCCGTGGTGGACGGGGATTATCTGGACGCATGGGACAGCGGGGAGACCGTGCCGACCTATTTCTATGAACGGAGGAAAAGATGATGGCTTACAACGCACCGATGTATCCGACCTACGGGAACATGTACGGGAACAGCTACGGGCCGATGTACCCGCAGACGCAGGGGACGCAGAACTACGGACAGGCGCAGAACAGCCAGGGGATTATCTGGGTGGACGGCGAGGTGGGCGCGAAGGCGTACCAGATGCCCGCCGGGTGGCCGCAGAACACGCCGCTTCCGCTGTGGGACACGAACGACACGATTATCTATCTGAAGAGCGTGAACCAGATGGGCATGCCTAACCCCCTGCAAAAGATTCATTACAAGATGGATGAGCAACAGCCGAAGTACATGGGGCAGAGCCAGGCGCTGCTGGGGAGCGGAGAGGGCGAGCCTGCGCGGGCGGACATGAGCCAGTACGTCCGGAAGGATGAGATGCGGACGGAGGAGTTTGTGCGGAAGGAAGACCTGGAGCGGATGAAGCAGGAGCTGATGGACAGCATCCAGGGCATCAGCGCGGCGGCTGCTCCCGCCAGGCGGAACACGAAGGGGGAATGAACATGAACCCGCTGTACAGCATGATGACAGGACAGGCTCAGATGCCCGCTGAGGCGGCTCCGGAGACGAGCGCGGGGAACAGAGCACCCATGGACTGGAACGCCGCCATGGGGCAACTGAGGGCCAATCCGGCGGCGATGCTGAGACAGGCCGGATATAACGTTCCGGAGGGATGCAAGGACCCGCAGGCGATGGTGATGCATCTGATGCGGAGCGGACAGATCGGCGGACCCATGATGCGGATGATCGGGCCGATGCTTCAGAAGATGGGCGTGAGATAAAAAGAAGGCCATTCGGGGCCGGAATGGCGGAATTGAAACGAAAAATGACGGTGTTGAAAAAATTGCATTAATCGGCGCAGACGTGCGCTGAATGCACGGTATTAGTCATTTTAATCATTTATTTTGCGGAAAACTCGCAAAATGATGGATTAAACAGTCGAAAAAAAACGATTTCTTTCGTCGAGATGCGCATAGACGATGGAGATAAATATCAACGAAAGGAATCAAAAACGATGGTAAGCGAGAACAACAATGGCTTCTATATGCCCGTGGCTCCGGCCTATAACGGCTTTGGCGGCAACGGCGGATTCGGATTCGGCACGGATGGATGGTGGCTGATTCTTCTGCTTCTGGTCTGCGGGAACGGCTTCGGCTTTGGCGGATTCGGCGGCATGGGCGGCATGATGCCCTGGATGATGGGAAACGCCGGGATGGACTACCTGTATCCGTGGCTGAACAATAGCGAGCATATCTCCGACGGCTTCCGGGATCAGCAGATTCAGACTTCAATCTCCGGTCTGCAGAACAGTGTGACTACTGGATTCGGCAATGTACAGCTTGGTCAGGCTGGAATTAACCAGAATATCTGCCAGACTGGCAACGCCATCACCGGCGCGGTTCGGGATGGATTCTATGCAGCTGAGACTGCCGCAAACGGACGGCAGATTGCCAACATGCAGCAGGATTTCGCCATGCAGACGGCCCTGCAGAATTGCTGCTGCGAGAACCGCGCTGGCCTGGCCGACCTGAAATATACGGTAGCCACGGAGAACTGCGCTGACCGCACCGCTGCGGCCCAGAATACCCACGACATCATCGACGCCCAGACGCGCGGCACCCAGGCTATCCTTGACAAACTTTGCGCTCTGGAACTGGACGGCGTTCGTAACCAGCTTGCGGCGGCGCAGAGGGAGAATGTGGGCCTGCAGAACCAGCTGAACATGGCGAACCTGGCCGCTTCTCAGGCGACGCAGACCGGCAACATCCGGGATGCCATCATCGGCGAACTTCGGAGCTGCCCCATCCCGGCTCAGCCGGTATACGGGAGCACCCCGATTTTTACCTGCAACGGGCAGAACCCTGTCGGATGCGGGTGCGGATGCGGCAACGGATTTTAATCCGTAAGACTCGCCCGAACACGGGCTGAACTTCTGCGGGGCGGATTGGTTTGCAACCGTCCGCCCCGCATTGATAAAGGAGAAAAAAACAATGGCTTG